GAATCCCAAGTCACCGCCTCAGCATCACCCACATTTGTGTAATAATCCTGACCCATAATCGCAATCACAGGATAATTCAACTGATTAGTTGCCACGATCCAACTAATACCATAATTATTTGAAGTGATCTCAGGAGTGCTCCATGTACCGCCAGAGTTCAAATTATAAGTCGGCCTTGGAGTGCCGCCATACTTCAAAGGAAAGTTAGTCGGAGCGTCATAAGTCCACCCAGTAGTACCACTCTGATAAAACACAGGAATCTGAGCAGGCCCCTGCAAATCTTGCTCCCACGTATTCGCCGTGGGCGTATCAGAATGAACAATATCTACCTGCAAGTCCTCATCAAAGAACGTGCCATTAGCAATATCAATGTACGCCTGATCGTCAGTGCTTCCATCTTTCGTAGAAACATCAAAATTGGACGCGTCGAAGCCATTAGCAATCGCCGCTCCACGGGTTCGATGCAGATATTCGTGCGTCTGCCAATCCAAAACAATACCGTGCCGCTCATCAAACAGCATGTACTTAGCAGGCTCACCAGAGTTGTAGTGAATGTAGGCAGTGGGGGTTTCTGAATCCCACTGGTAAAATGTCGTAGTAGCCTGCAACACGCCGTCAGCGTCAAACGAAATGTAGTACAAATCTGAAGAACTGCCAATAACTACGCTCTCAGGAGCAGTCTTAACAAACTTCTGACCGGCACACCAAACCACATAACTATCACCTACGGGAGCAATAGTGAAAGTTCTCGTGGAATAATCAAAAGAGATAACGCTCTCAGATTTATCTTCATGGCCGATAGGTTCGCCGCCGTCACCATTCGCAGTTGTGATCACTTCAGAGATAGGGACAAGTTTGGGTTCGCCGCTGTCGCTATCATCACTGATGACTACTTTGTCGTCGTACGCTAATGTTACGGTTGTGAGTTCGCTTGGTTCAAAATCTACGGTAACGTCCCCAGAAGTCCCACCGCCGCTAATACCTATACCGGCAGTAACCGAAGTAATGTCTCCTGCAGGGTCACCAGTATTTCCTGAATCGGCCACGCCCGTAAACGCAACAAACGAACCAGACTTGCCCTCCAAAAACCCAACAAACACAAGATCCCCGGCAGCAGGCGTAGGACCCGCATACGGAACACCCTCGTACACGTTATTCAAACCAAGCTTAGGGATCTTCACCCTTAGCAAGTCATCATCACCAACCGAAACAACCGTGGCACGAAAAATACCGTTACGGGGGACACTTGAACTTGCAGATGTGTTAAAACTTGTTCTTCTCACAATGCCGCCTTAATCATTGCCCAGTCGTCAGCGTCAATCACACCGGTAACCGGCAATCCGTTTAGTTCTTGATATTTTCGTACAGCTCTTGCTGTCTGTGGTCCAAAAACGCCGTCAATCGCTAAACGATAGTTCACTGTCTTAACATAAGATGTGTTGATCAAGTTAACGCCGATGCTTGTTAACCCTTCGATTTCTTGAGCAGTCAGCTGGACTGTTACCTGCTTCCGACCATTATACGAAGCAGCTACTGCCTGCTGAATACGCTTAACACACTCACCACGAGAACCCTCAGCAAACGTCTGAATCTCACACTGCATATCGTCAGAATCTTCAGGACACGTACCAGAAATACTAACAAACCCTGATTTTGTTGTATCGTAACTTACTCGATCAACCATAAACTTTTTATCAAAGTTATTTAAACCTTTAATTGTCACACCCAAACCCGGAAACACAGTGATTGATGACGTAGACTTTAACAAATTGACATTGCAGGTCGCTGCCGAATTGGTACTGTCAGCAGATCTACGAACAGTCAGATTTGCTGCAAAAAACGGGTCATCTTCGTTAGATGGAACATTGATTTCGATAGAAGGCTGCCGGTCTAGAATGAATTCTTCAGAAGCAAAAAACAGTACACCATTAGCTTCAAAAAACATGAACTCTGCATCTCGGGCTAAACGAGTAAGAACGTCGTATGTTGACTCTTCTTTCTGCTCATTTTGTTCTCGAACGATATTACCATCAACCGGTGTATCTTCGCCAAAAAACTCTAAACCAAACTTAGCAGCCGTTGCCGCTGCAAAGGCTGTAGGAGAAATTCGCCCAAACGACTCTTGCCCCTTTTCTCTACGCATTTGCTGCAGCCTGCGAGTACGAGCAGTAATTCTTACCGTGTCATTAGCTCCGTGCTCCGCCGATACAGCAGCAATTTCAAAATCAACCGTCTTGACTGAAATAGTAACATCATCGCCATCCCTGTCTTCGATCTCTAAAGTAGCAGGCAAAACAAACGCAACACGTCTACCAATCATGAAGTAATTACTATTAAGCATTTTAAAGCCGGGATCATAAACATGAAGCTTTAGCTCGCTAACCATTCGAGCAGACATATCAAACTGAGCAGACAATACCGATTCCCGAACAAGAACGGTTTCATCACCAATTTCACCAATATACAGATACTCATTGTCTGTGAAAGCTGCAGAAATAGTCATGATAGTATTCTACCTACTTAAAAACAAGCAATCCAGTATTATTCGTCGGGTTCGATAATATCGGCATCTGGAACAAGACGGTCAAGAATCACCGACGCTTGGCTGTCCACAATAATCGTAATTCCTTCGCCACCTTCTCCCGGAGGAGGAAGAGCAGAACCAATAGGGGTAGGGGCGTTAGGAGTAAACGTGATTGCCGCTAACTCGACAATCCTCTGGTCATACAGCGGCGTTTCTGTCAACTGCAAATCTACAGAAACCTGCGTAGGATTACCATCAAGGTCTCTACGATTCGTGGTGAACGAAAACTTGGTGATTGTTACACTATATGGAACCGCCGAAACTCCATACACAAACTTGCATGGGATCGAGTTGGCGGCAATAAGCTCAATCTTATCTAAGATCTCAATAACAGGAAACGGATCACAACCACCGGTTACTTTATCTGCAATGAGGGCCGAAAACGTAACCGTCTTCAACGACGGGTTCTCAAAAACAAGCAAAGGAGCTTTTCCGGGCCTCGGAACCTTTTTCGTAACACCAGCGTACTCATCAAACTGTATATTCTGAGGACCATACGGAAACTCTACCTGAAAGTCTTCCCACGTTGTGCCGTCCGGAAGACTATAATTAAAAGGACCAACATTTACCGTAGTAGTCGCACCTTCATCGTCTGTTTGCGTTTTAGTAGGCTGAAACGGTTTGAGTACGGCACGGCCAGGATTCACCGAGTGGTAATCCATCGTGTCAAAAATATCTATTTGATTTGTTATGTCAACTACTTTTTGTTGCAAAATAGACATAAGTCACCTCTTTATGTAGCGCCAGTTATAGCCGAAAGCGCAACTCCACCACGCTCAAGGGTAAACGTGCCATCAGTAACAGTAATTCCCTCTGTTCTAAGATAATTAATATCTGCAGCGATCGCTGCAAGCGAAATATTTCTCTCATTATCCAACGTCTCATCCATATCGAAGAAACCTGACTCTGCTAGAGACCTAAGAAGAATAGCACTAGTGTCGGCACCTGCGTTGGCGGTCTCTACTTGGGTAAACAAGTCTGCTGTACTGAACCGCACGGCGTCGTAGCCGCTCATCCCCAATTCAGCGAGCAAAGCTTTCCTGATAGCGTAATTAGACTTACCAGTCGGAGCAACCCCTGCATCTTCAAGACTCGCAAATCTTTCAGAACCAGTCAAACCACTACTAAGATTAAGTGCCCCACGAATCGCAGACCGTTCAGCAAGAAACGTCTCAATACCACGAAGCTCGCCAGTGCCCGGTGTCCCAATAATTCGGTCATCTCCAGCAAACTGCATAATTCGCTCTAACGGAATAGCGTAAGCCTGACTCATAGCGGTAGCTGATTCAAGCGTACCAGACGCCAGCATCGCCATAAGCGTCTCCTGATTATCTGTAGACAAGTGACCCATAACTTGTTCCATAAGCTCAAAGTTTGAAGAAAAGCCTGCAACGTCAGGAGACACACCCATGACTACTTCATACGCCGCAAACGCTTCAAATGCGTCACGAACCAAGTCAACAGTTAACTTATCAGCATTAGCTAACGTAGTAAACGCTGCGTTCGCCGTGGCTCTAGCTTCCGCCTGCCCCAACGGTGAAGTAGAAAAACTAGGGAAAAACGCACGGTTTCTGTCAATCAAAGGAAGCATCTGCGCTGCAAAAACGGCAGTAGCGCCTGCAGCGTTCATCAAACCATCAGCTAAATCAATCCCCAACGAGTCCGCAACAGACTCAATTTCCTCACTTGTCATCTGTGTCGTACGTTTCAGCATCTGCAGGTTCGACTCAAAGTTAAGGCTTTCTTCTTCCCACATCTCAAACGTACGTTTAAGTTCTTGGCCCAGAGGACCCACTCCGGTCAAGGCATCATAAAATTCTTGATCGTTAAGTACTGATAAATCTTTGCCTTGTGATTGGAAAAATGCGGTCAGGTCTTTCGCTGCTTGAGACTCTCTATCAAAGAAGAAACGCTCTTCACCGTAAAATGAATTACCAAAGCTTACAGTATCGTTCACAAAGTAATTGAGCTTTTCAAAAAAGCCGCCGCCTCCGTTACCTCTAGTCTCACCAAACAAGATATCATTATAAACAATGTCCCTCTCCGTCGTATCTATCAAATCTCTGTAACTTTGCCGAAGGGCACGACCCTCTTCCCGCCTAGCCCTAAAATCTGCGAAAGACCCGCCACCCAAAGACATATCTCGTAAAGAAAGTACCGCACCAGAAACAGCATCTTCAGCACGAGCTGCCCGAGCGTTCTCACCCAAAATGCCAGTTATGGAAGCAGCCAGCAAACCAGCCGCAGCACCAACAGCCATACCCGGCAGTCCAAACGAAGAACCCATCATAACGCCGCCACCAATCATGGCTGCTGTGTTACCGCCACTTGGTCCCGACTGAAGAGTGTTTAACCCTCCCATCAGACCAATCGACCCACCCATAAGCATCGTGCCGTTTCTCGTACCAGTCAAAAAGTTAACCCCACTCCGGGCACCCTCAGCAATCTCAACACGGTTCTTAATCAACTTGCCAACAGCCATAGGGTTCTTCAAGCCCAGGAACAACCCCAACAGGCCCAAACCGCCAGCAGCACCACCAATCTTACCAATACCCATAAGAGCACCAATAACCCTAGCAAGATGACCAACAACAGGAGCAACAATATCGTTCAAAACAGCAGCTAAACCAGACACCGCATTAGGAAGCTGCTCTAAAATAGGCATCAACGCCTCTAAAAACTTACCAATCGCCGGAATAAAATCAGAAGCAACCCGATTCATAATATCTGAAAACAAATCTAACTTACCAAAGAACCCTGACTGACCCGCTTTCAACAAATCAAAAATAGCGCCAAACACGTTACCAATAGACGCACCAAACGTCTGGAAAGCCTCAGCGTTCTTAACAACCAAATCACTAAACGACCTAAACAAACCACGACCGCCACCCGTAGCGCCCATGGCCCTAAACATCTCAATAACCACATCAGCAGCAGGCTCAAACTGAACCAAGAACGCTCCAATACCACGGAAGAAATCACGCACACTCCGGAAGAATCCTACGAAGCTTTCACCCATCTGCTCAATGTTTTCAAGATGATCAAAGATGTTACTCCGAATGAAGTCAATCGTTTTCTCAACAAGAGTGACCAACGTGGGGGCGAACGAATCCGCACCAAAACGTTGAATAAGTAGCGACATGCCCACGAAGTTTTCACGAATAATCCTGGCCATGTCCATCATTGCGTCACGGAACGGGTTCAGAAGCGGCTGACCCATATCCGCAAACATGTTCTTCATGCCTGAAAATTCTGTTTTAGCCGTACCGATAAACGTACCGGCAAGTCCAGCGCCTACGCCCCGATAATTTTCAGATACGATAGATCCGCTGGAAAGTGCAGCCAGTAGCTGATTTGTTGAAAGACCCTCTTGTAAAGACCCTGACCGGAACCCGGCAGCACCACTGAGTGCTGAACGTAATTCTGCAGAGTCTTTAGAACCGATTGCTTTTGCAATTGCTTGAACGGCTGCAGCGTCTCCGCCGGTCAGGTTAACGAGCTGACGTGCGATACCACCCGAGGCTGTCGGTGAAACTCCTGCTTTTGCGAGACCTGCCAACAGGGCGGTTGTGGCTTCACCACCAAGAAGACCTGTTGTTCTAGAACCAAGGCTACGGCTAAGCAAAGCTGAGTTTTGAGCACCACGACGAGTCATGCCGCCCCCAACAGACGGGATAAGCATCGCTTCATTAAACTGACGTAAAGCTGCCGCAGCAACAGACACTGCTGTTGCTACACCGGCTGCCGCAACCGACAAACCTTTCAAAGCTACCTGATAAACTTGAACAGCAGCTCTACCAGTTATCAAGGCCAGTTTAGCAGCCAACAAACCTACCGTGAACAAACCGATCTGACCAATTAAAGCAACGAAAGACAGCTTAGATAAAGTCATCATAAACTTTTTAAGAGGAGCAGTTACTCTATTCAACGTCCTTGCAAAACGGCGATGCGAATGATTAACACGATTCATTCGCTTATCGTGAGCATCTAAATTCTTATTGGTTCTATCAAGAGAGTCACTAGTCTCGTTAATTTTCTTAGTAGACTCAGATATCCGCTTAGAAAATTTCTTACTTTTTTTCTCTAAGCGATCAAAGCGTTCTTCTAGGACGGTAAGTTCGCCCATCCCATCAACATCAACATCGACCTTAATAACTACACTATCTTGAACAGGCATAAAGCACCTCCCCCAAAAAGAGAAAGCCAGGAACTTCTATTATTCTATAGAAATTCCCGGCTGTCAGTAGCCACCAGTGCTACCTCTTCTCTTTTTTTCTCTAGCTTCATGATCTGCTGACAACGCCTGCGCAGCAGCCATCCTAATCAACCACTCATCCAAATCCGAATCCAAAATCTGAATCGGATCACAATGAAAAGCCTCAGCTAACCTAGCCGAAGATTTAATACGTGGATCGTCGGCTAGTCTATCAACTAGCCCTGCGTAGGGTCCTCCGCATCAACGTCATCCCCATACCCAGCAAAATCCAGAATCTTCAAAGCAACATTCTCAAGATGTGGATCAACACCATAGAACGCACGGATAGCGTCAGGCAACGGACGATCAGTACCAGTCATCTCCATCACTACTGGAGAAGCAAACGTGATAGCGTTACCCTCATCATCCAAAACAAGCTCATCCTCAAAATAGATTCCTGACACAGTGTTACCAATCACGTAGCAAGAAAACTTGATTGAATCCAGCTCGTCAGTCTTGCGGTTCGTGGAGTTACGACGCCACGCCTTCAACTGCTCATTCGTAATGTTAGGAGAGAAACGTACCGACACGCCCTTACGCTCCGGAACGTCCATCTCAACCTCAGGACGAGTCACTTCACGAGAAATCTCGTCCTTAAGCATGTCAAGAACAGACACTCGCTTGCTTGACTTGCCTGACGTTGGCTCCGCCTTAGCAGGAGTAGCGCCAGCTACCTCAATCACTTCATCAGCCATTATTAACCTTTCTTTATTTAATCTACTCAGTCAGCCAGCGCTGCCCAAGTCTTCGGACCAACAACGCCATCAGCAGCAAGACCCTCATCACGCTGGAACTGCTTCACAGCACGCACAGTCTTCGGACCAAAGTCACCGTCAACGCCAGAGTTCTTACGAGGACGAGAAGTCAACTTGTAACCATTCTTGTCAAGCAGCTTCTGAAGGAACTCAACAACTGGACCCTTGTCGCCCTTACGCACCACAGTCTGCAAACAAGCAACGATAAACTCAAAAGCCTTAGCCAGCTCAGACTTAACAGAAGCCTCCTTAGGAACCTTGATTTCACCCTTAACAGGGAACCACTCCATCTTAGAACCGCTAACACGGCACGGCTGATGATGCCACCACTCCGAAGCCACGGTCTTACGAATACCGTACTCTTCAGCAATCTTGTTTACCTGTGAGGTAGAGATAGCGCCCTTCTTGATAATACGGAAGTCAACCGCATAACCGTAACCATCAAACTTTGGCTGGCTCATATGATATGAACCCTGGAAGCCTGCACGGTTGATGCGGTCAGGGTTAGCTGCCAGATTGAAACCGGGCCTACGGCGCTTATAGCCATCATACAGGTACTTCTGCTGCTGATAGGTGCGGACACCAGACACAACAGCAACCTTGCCCGCAATACGCTGATCAGCGAAGAACGCTTCCAGACGGGCCTTAAACTTCGGGTGAAGATCCTTCACGTTCACCCTGCTACTTGTAACAGGAATAGTCATTCGATAATCCTTTGCTAGAGAATAACTTGCCTACCTACACTACCAAAAACCTACACACTCAGTCAAGCAAAATAAAAAAGAAAAAGCGCCACCCGAAGGTGACGCTCTTTCTCAAGTGTCTAGTTTAAGTTGAACTAGATAACGTATTTATCAGGTGCCCTGACCCACAGATGAAACTGAGAAAGTCATAGAAAGAGTAGCGGGAGCGCCAGAAGAAGCGTCACCGTCAGGCTCAGTCAGACCCACCAGCAGACACTTCGCATAGCTACGCTCAGAACCCGGAACCTGAAGGTCACAATCCAGTGTGAAAACGCTAATGTCGTAGTACGCACGACCAACAAGCTGTCTTAATGCCTGAAGGTCAGAGTAGTCTTCGATATCATCTGTAGCAAACCGGCTAACAGTAATGTCACCGATTTCAGATGGGGCACAAAGGACCTCTGGATGAATCTTACCGCCGTCATAAACCTTTTCAACAGCAGCGCTAATCTCACCACCGCTTACGGTAGTGAAATACTGCCCGTTGTTAAAGTTGGGAGCAGTACTGCCGTCACTAGGCTCAATCGTAGCGACAATTTGCCGTTGTGTTGCTTTAGCCATTAATCATATCTCCTTAAACTAGAGGATCACTCAGATTGCTCTTCGTGACCACAATGTCAATCAAATCAGCCACGCCAGAAACACGCACACCAACAGTAGCTTTAACTAGACCAGTCGCAAGCTGCGAGTTGGGGTTGTTGGTGGCATTAACCGAAACCGTGTAACCCGGATCAATTTGTGCACCTTCAATATCAAACGCAGCATACAGACCATCCTGAAGAGCGATCGGCTGAAGGAAGTTCTTGATTGAAGAACGAATGTTTGCAAAGAGGTTGCCTCGTGCATCAATCGTGGAGAAAACAAACCGTTCCATACGATCCTCAATACCGATCACAATGTAGTTCATTGTGTCCTGCTGAGTGATGTAACGCCAGTTGGTCTCATCGTTAGAAGCCGACCGGGCACCATACACACGGATTGAGTTATTTACCTTGCGGATAGCGTTGATTCTGGCCTTATCGAGAGTTTCAGCAGTGGTAGGAGTAACGTCCTGATAAAGATCAGAAATGCCTACCGCTGAAGAAATCACACCGGCACCGGCACGCCACGGACCGCCCGCCGCATCAACCGCTTTAGCTCTAGCAGCCGCAGCGTAACTTTCCGGAGAAATGTTGATCGTGGAAGTCGTAACAGTTGACTCACCCGTCGCAAGCTCAGCAGAGTTAGGTGAAGTAACCTTAATGTGTGGCCAGTAGAAAGCCATGCACTTAGCGTTTGCGTCAGAGTAGTACGATGAAACGCTGGTCTTAGCCGTAGCTGACGAATCACCCAGGGTGAAAGCACAAAGGGCAATACGGTTGTTGTTAGCAGCGTGGGTACGCAAAGCGTCCCAAACCGCAGTACCAGTGTAACCCGGAGCTGCAACAGCGCCACTCTTAAGGTTCACGCTGAAGCACGTTGACACATCCGGATCGGAATCGAATGTACCATCAAGCGCATCCACGATGTGATCCGCTGTGACTGCCGTACCATCTGACCCTCCAGAAAGGTTCGTGTCAGCAAGCGAATCTGGGTCATTCGATGAAGTTGCGTCGTCAGCAGCAACGATCAGATGACTGACCGTTGAAGAGTTGACGAACGAAACAGCATCATCAACATCCACAAGATCACGACTAGACAGAAGAAGTGTGCTATCTAGCGAAATCTTAAGCCGGAAATAACCGGAAAGAATGTTGCTGTCATCGCTGTTGTTCTCAACAGCGACAGAAAGGTTGTTGCCCCAAGCGCCCTTGTTCTTTGACGTAAGCGTCATAGTAGCAGAACCGCTTGAATCGTTCAACGTAATCGAAGAAGTCGCCGCATCGTCCGCATCATAGTTGATCGCACGGAACACATAGCAACGAGAACCGCCCTCATCAAAGAAGGTCTTCACGTGGGAATACATATTCCCTGACTGGTAGTTACCATAGTAGGTCGTGTAGTCGCTGAAGCTGCGAAGGAGCGTAGGCTCAGTCGTTGATCCACGCTCAGCAGTGCCAACCATAAACACCTGTCCAGCCACATTGTTAGTAGTGCCCACAGGACCAGTACGCACTGCAGTGGTGACATTAACTCCCGGCATAATTGCCTCCATATTATTGTAGTTACAATACTAGTATTGAACATGCCCTGCGGGGATACGCAAAGCGTACGCTCTATCAAATTTTATTTTACCATGCGAGAAGTAAAGTCGAGTGTAACTAACGTGACTACGGTCAAGAATCAGATTGTTTGTTTAACTTTTCACGTTCTTCTTCGATAACAGCATCCCAATCAACAGTTCCCTTGTCGTTTAAGGGAAGACTTGTGCGTTTCACAACCTCCGCATAACGGCTCAAAACCTGTTTCCGGTACTCAAGCACATCTTCACGAGTAGGGGCTACTGTGAGAGAATAGTCTCTTAGTTCTTCAAGTTCTTCTTCTGTACTCATATCGTTAGTCTAACTCATCTAAGGTCGCAGCGGGGTCGCTGAGTAAAGAATTCTTTTTGCGAGACTTACCGTCGTCCCAAAAATCTTGACCAGTGCGTGCTTTACGGGTGTGCCGCAACCAATAATCACTTTGTTCCCTTATCTTAGGGTCTCTTAACAGCTCTCGCCACGTTTTAGCTGATGATCTCATCTTTTATTCCTTTCAAGAAAATCTAGGCCACAAGCCCGTACTTAAATAAGCAAACACTGCTGCTTCCTTAATGTTGAAATTATAGCCGCCTTCAGGACGCTCCGATCTCCACGGCTTCAAAAGATCATTTGATAACCAGTTAACAGGTCTAGAGCTACCTAACACAACAATCTCAGATTCTTCACCCTGACCTAAAGAACCAGTAGTAATACGAGGATTATCAAGATATCCGATACCCATAATAAGTTGAGCAGGAACCACATCATGCTGAAGAACGTGGGTAGGCTCACCCAGTTCACCAACCTCTGCCATCTGTTCTATCCTATCGTCAGCAGTACCATACTTATTGCCAGCAAACCCCAAAGCAATCCCTATGTCGGTACTCCACGACTCCAAACCGCGAGTCACAGATGGTTCACGTCCACTAGGAAGCCCGTCGTCATCCCCAACAACATTCGGGATGTAAGTACCTCTAAACACACTAAGTTCAGTAATACCCGCATCTTCCAAGTATTTCTGTGTTGTGGAATACTGACCTCTAACCCAAGCATCAATAAACGGTGTCAGAAGTTCTTGAATTTCAAAAATTTCTTCTATACCGGCATCAATCTCTGAGGGTTCATGAGAAACATCAATATCAAACTCTTCTCCCAAAACTGTTTTAACACGTTCAGATAAGAAGTCCCAATGGAACACTTCACTTCGCGCTTCACCCCAATGGATTTGAATAGCTTTAGCAATCCGACTCCCCACCCATGCTTCATTCTCAGTCACTTCTTTTTCATACTCTCTCATTTGTGAAGGAGTAAAACCAGTAGTATCTCGTTGACGTGAAGTAATTAAATCATTTATTGCAGCAAAAATTTCATACGTTGCATCAGTACGTTGTTTACCAGAAAGAGAACCACCAAGCTCAAACGCTTCCTCTAGCTTTTTCTGCAACGGCAACAAATCATCCTCAGTAGACAATTCCGCCACCACCGTTTTTAATGCTTTCTGATCTTCCCTTAAATGCACACCATCCACAACATCAGCCACAGGACGAGGCTTTCCTTCATGAATATCTGGAACAGAAGAGCCAGTCAAACGATCTTTATCCCAACCCGTCAGTTTTTCAGGCCCTGGAGGAAGCCCAAAATCTGGCGCAGACGAACGAACCGTATCCAACTCATCAAGCGTGGCAGTCATATCATCCACAATCGTGGGACGAGCTTCGCTTTGAACAATTTCTACAGCTTCAGGAATAGTACGCCACTCGCCCATTCCCGAAACCTGCCAACCGCGTGCCCCGTCAACTGACGGATTCACCGTAACGACACCAACTTCATTAGGGTCAAGATCAGCGTACGCCTGATAATTAGGAGTCCAAAACAGAGGGTCGGGACGGTTCGGAACATTGTACTGCCGCCAATACGAATATTCTCTATAGAAATCTCCACGCTCTTCCATCGTAGACGGCGTAGCTGATAAAAGTCTCTTTCTCTCATTTTCTGGCATGCTCTTAGTCCAGGCAGCGATCTCCGACTTCATTCGCTCCACGGCAGCTGGCCCCGTATCGTCACGGACAGCTTCACGCATTTCATGAATACCACGAACGATCGAATCCGCAACCAACGGGTCAGTCGTAAAGCTAATAGCGTCGGATACGCCGCCGCCCAACCCTGCAGGAACTTCACCTGATTCGTCTCTTAACTGGGCACGAGTTTTAAACCCTCCATCTTGCAAACCACTCAAACCTGTAGTTACATGTAACAATCCTTGTGGAAGGTTTTCCCACATGCCTCTCTCAGCCCTAGCGGAATAACCATACCGCTGCCACGCCTCCGACCTCTCATCATTTTCAGTACCCCAAACCTCTCTAGGGTTACCTATGTCAATCTTATTTAGTACGATAGCCCGAGTGATTTCAGCTTGCCAAGCCTTTTCGATTTCACGCCTAACTGTCATAGCCGCATCAGCGTCATCCGATGGCAGGGCATCGTAAACTGATCCAATATCAGCAAGGCCGGGTCGCTCATCTCTAGGCACGGGTAAACCATCATCAGCAATAACTTGCGTCTTAAACAACTCAGGACGCTCTCTCAATAATTCAACACCACGCTCCCATGTTACCTTCCCCTCTTCAGTATAGCCGACAGGAGGAGGCCCAGGCACCCAAAAACCGCCATCATCAGTTTCGACAACACCTCCCCCAGGAATCTCCGTAGACTCTGGAACGATATCATCAACCGACCGGGCCATAACCGAAGCCACTTCATCCTCAGCATCATCCAAATCATCAATCATTTCAGAAACAGCATCATCCCGATCAGAACGCAACTGATCAGACAAACCACGCAACTCAGCCAAACGCTCCTTCTGCCGCAAAAACTCAGGAATCTTACCCTCATACTCGGCAAACTCTTCACGCTGACGCTCCAACCCCGCAACAGGATCAAGACCATCCAACGGCACATCATTCTCATCCATATAATCCAACAAACGCCACAACACCTGACCCGTCATCTCCGAATCAGCATCAGCCGTATGCCACGAGAAATCCTCCAACCCGAAAAACTCCTGCAACTTCTTCAACGAAGCACTACCCGGACCATCCTCAACCCCAGCACGCTTAGCAATATTGCCCAAACCCATCGTGTCAAAATACGTCACCTCATCCAAATCAAACGACGGCACACCATCAGGATCATGACGCTGACGCTCCAACTCCATACGCTTCAAATCAAACGCAGCATTATGCGCCATAAACACCACATCAGAACCATCAGAATCGCCATTAGCAAAACGCATAAACTCCTGCAACACCGTAGGCATATCAGGCTGCTTCGCCAAAAACTCCGGAGACATAGGCTTACCATCAGCATCAATCAAATTCGCTTGAGACCAATCAGACAACTCATCATACTCCACATTCACATACATGGAGAAACGATCAACAATCACACCATCAACATAAACCACGCCACCCAACTGAACAATACGGTCCTCATCAACCTCATCCGGATCCATACGCCCAGCAGTCTCCGTATCAAAAACCACCACACGCTTACCCTTAAGAAGCTGCGACACCTCTCTCCACGAAGTCGCCTCAGCCAACTCATCACGCAAACCAGAACCAGCAAGATGCGGAGGAGGAGAGAACGGTGCCCACACCTTATCTACAAGAACACCATCTCTAAACAACTCAGGTTCGTCTACCTGTGCCTGAGCTAACTCGCCAAGAATTCTATTCTTCCGATCTTCCGACTCGGCATCAGAAAGCATTTGAGACGTGGCTGAAGGATCACTCGCAACCCTAGGAAGCAAGCTGCCACGCTGCTTCCCCTGATCTACATCCCTCACCACTCGACGGGCTTCGTAAGTGGAGTAGGCAGTATCTGCTTCTTGTCTACCTGCCAAAGCAGTCAAAGGAGGAAGGTCGTCTTCAGACCAGTCACGGTCCGTCAAAATAAACTTAAGCTCCTCAGGAATAATCTGCTTCGAATACTTGTCAAACATCTGAGGAAGATTGCTTTCTTCTCCGTCTGTACCTGCCGGAATTCTTCGCCTTCCTGTAACGTGAGCCGAAATTACTTCCGCTAAAACTTCCATGCTTTCAGTCCGCTCCATCCGCCTCTTGAGTAACGGATCTAAGCCGGGAGTGTTTTGTGAGACACCATACTTTATTTGAATATAATCATTAGGCGTATAACCCAAAATAGAAGATACGTAAGCATGGTCAGTGCTCCTCGTCCGTAATTCAAAATCTCTATTGTAAGTCTCAAGCCACGGCCTATTTTCACTTATCCACTGTTGGGGAGCTTGACGAATAGGTGAATCATTTCTAAAAATGTAATCACCATTTCTTTCTTGTCTGTCAAGCTCACGAAGAGCTTCTTGCCTACGACTTAACGTCTCTGTTAAAATAGTAACTCTACGAGCATTCTCAGGATCGTCTATCTGTTTCTGAATATTTTCGATCTCGCCCTCAAGACGTATCTTCTCTCTAAAGAAAGCATCTGCAGCCAACAAAGAATCAATCCGGTGAACCGCTTCATGCACAGCAACTTGGTCTAGAGGTGTTTCAGATAAGCCCACCTCCTGAAAATCATTACGCAACCTTCCAAGCGTAGCTAAACTCTTTAACCCCAAAGGAATATCTACACCATCAGGCCCATCATCAGGATTAAACCTCTTAATGGTACCGGCTTTCCGATCAATAACTAAATGCTCATCTAAGCCCAACATTTGCGGAGTGAGGACTAACACGCCAGTTGCAGAATTAAACGTACCACCAATTTTATTGTCATCAAGCAGTTCAATACGAAGTTCTGTTGGACGATACTCAGGACTTAGACCATCTGTAGACTTTCTAATTTTACGCAACAAATCTTCATTCTCTGCACCGCCAGGAATGAAACGTAAAATGCCCTGCATTTTTTTATCTTTCAGGGTTTCCTCCGTAAACACGACTTTGATATCTTGTGGCTTAGTAACTTCTTTAAGCTCAGTTTTCAACTCAGCTAAACGTTCACGAAGCTGAGAAGCTAATGGATGTTCGCCGTCAGCCTCAAGTCTCTGAATTGCAATCTCACCTGTTTCAATGTCTCTCAAAACCTGACTAATAACATCAAAATTCTGATACTGTCCACTTAACTCACCGGCACGTTCAACTAACCGATTCTCAGGAATTATCCCCAAAGTAGAACTAAGCTCAGTAGCCTCATCAGCACGCCGTGCAGCTAAATCCGACTTTGCGCTAGCTACCGTCTGACCAATACTATCGCTACGACGCCTAAAAGCATGGCCTGTATAATATTCGTAATCTTTAAATCCGGCATTCTGTAAAAATAGCCTATCTATCAATTCGGGATTATCAGCCATGTACTGCAGCTGGTTTGCAAGACCCAAATGGGTTTCAGTGCTGCCCGTAGAAGCTGTATTCCTATCTAACCAATCAGCATGGTAACGAACCTTATCAAAATCATCAGCAGCATAAGCATTAATTAATTCTTTTATATGATGATCGTGCCAAGTCGTCACAGGCAACGCAGCGGCCATCGCTTGTAAGAACCGAACGTCATCCTCGTCAACTGTCTCGATCATGTCTGCTACAGATCGCCTCCGTCTGCGTGCTTCATCTTCTAAAAACTTTAAGCGAGAACGAAAACGGCTAATAGATTGTCTATCGCCATCACGAAGCATAGCAGCCATACTTTCACCCAAAGTAAAGTTCGCATAGCGGTAAGAAGGAGACTCCCCGCTTCGGCCCGTAGGCTTGCCGTGTAACCGCTCTTCCATGTACTGAAACAGTGTGATGCGGTTACGACGCTCCGCAATATCTATTGCAGCTGCCCGCTTAACAGGAATATTATTTAAACCCCGTAGCCGATCTTGAGACGCTTGAGTTATTAAACCACTTTCAACAGCTTCATCCGATAAAAGGTACTCAATCTTCGGACGAAAAGCGGCAAGGGCAGCGGAACCTTTATCAGTTGACACATCCACTACATCCACATCATCAACCGCATCATCAAAACGAGCCGACTCAGCCAACGACGGCCCCAAAACCCCACGAGGCAAAATGCCCTGAGACTCCAAAAGCGAAGGCGAATCATCAGCCAACGTCCCCAAAGATCCACCCAACGTAGTAGAATCAGTATCTCTAAACGACGGCGTAAAATCCCAAACAGACCCGTCAGCACGAACAAACTCTACACGACCACGATCAACCTGACCGTACTCGCTCCAAATCTCACCCGTATCAATAAAGCGCAAATACGCCCCTTTAGGGCGCTCCCAAATCGTTCCATCCTGAACAAGACCATCAAGGTCACCGTCACGAGGAAACGGCACAAAAGGTACAACACGAGGTTTCCTAGCCATACTATCTATTATAGCTCAACCGGACCTACGAAGACGGCGTGACCTCTAACGAACTTGCAGAATATGCGCCAGTACCGCCAGCATTCAAAGCAGCCACCCGGAACTTGTAACCAGTCCCGTTCGTCAAACCAGTCACCCGATAGAAACCCTCGACCGAACTTGTATCGGCAACAGCAGTAGACCACGTGTCACCATCATCAGTGCTTTGCTGAATCTTGTAACCAGTGATCTCATGAACACCACCATTCCACGTGGCCTCAAGCCAAGACAGCGTAACTTCAGTATCGCCCGCAACCGCTACAAGGTTTGTGGGGGCATTCGGAGTAGCCGCCATCTTTTCTACAGTAATCTCAGAGGACTGCATAGTGCCTAGTGCAGTGCGGGTCAGAGTTTCTTCAAGGGTCAAAGAGTAACCTATGTATGACCCTGCCAGTAGTCGCTCACCTTTAATCAAAGTTAAATCAGAGAACTGCTCTACAATAGTCCCCTCATCAATCTTTGGCGAGCACGATACGTCAGTATCGTAAGCAGAAAGCGAGGGATGATCCATCAATGCTTCACGAACAACAGTTGTCAAGTTATCTCGCTGATCGGTGACAGTCTGAGCACCCGCATCCCGAACCCAAACATAGGTACGCATATCGTACACAACCTGCAAATCCGGATCAAACCCCGCCGTATAACCAGCTCGATTAATAGAATCAGTGCTCATGACAATAGTAATAATCGTCGGCCATCTATCAAGCTGAAACGGCTCATGGCTAACATACAAACGAGGATCAGGCAACTGACTGGCGCTCAGGTTCCAATGGTTCCTGTAAGCAACCAGCCTAGAAGGCAGATCTGCTGCTAAATAATTGGTAACAAACTGTTTAGCCAAACGGCTTCCACTCATCATAATTCAAACACCTACTGTCCTAACAAATCGTTGCCTCTGTACGTCTTGCTCCAATACGGAACATTAGCACCAGCCATACCCGTCTTCTTCAACCAAGCATAGTACTTGCCTACCGAACCACCGTAAATAACTCTCTCGGCAATAGCAGAACCCAGCTTTGAAGAGAACTGACGGCCCTTCGGCTCGCCAAACTTAAACAAGAACGGTCGAGCAGGCATCTTCCTTGTACCGTATTGAATGAAACTTGCATACGGAACAACTCGACCATCAATCCCATCGCTCGTTAAATCCGTACCAAACTTCATACTATGCGACTTATACTCTCTAACCGCTCCTCGTGCATTGTCAACAGTAAGGCTGCGTCTTAAATCGCCAGTTCTAACAAGCACACCTTTATTACCATATCCCTCTTCTATTTTCCATGCAACAGTTTCAGGCGCAAGTACGGTCCATCTACCGCGACCATTATTACGAAAATCTTCCCGAATCTGACGTTTGACCTCTTTAGCTGCCCACTTAAACTGCGACTTGAAACCTTTTGCAGAACGGCGACGCATAGCATTAAAATGCTTAGTCATTTCCCGCTTGTCAACTTTGACACTAATACTAAGAGCTGGTTGCCTTCTCCGAGCCATCTTAAGCAACCCTCACACGGCGATACTTTCTAAGAGTAAACAATTCCCTATCAGAAAAACCAGTCTCCAAAGGCGCAACATTCCTCGTCGTCAAATCCTTCAAACCAACCACATCATCATGCATATTCTGCATCTCACGAGTAGCTGCACGCAACATCAAAATCTTAAACGCCTTAATGTTCGGACCATCCAACCCCGCCGTATACGTCACCTCAATACGATCATTCGCAAACGCATTAAACAAATCAATACCATAATCCCGAGTCACATAATCACGCTCCGCAACCTGAGCCGTCGCCGTAGCAGACGCAGAAGCAGGCGTAATCGAAACAGAAGACACCGAAACAACCGGACTATTATCCAAATACAACGTATACATAGGCGTATAAATAATGCCAGGAGAAGTCAACGTGGAAGCAGGATCAGTAGTGTAATTGTAATAGTACTGCTGGTTTACAACGCCCCTGCCCACATCGGGCACACGATACGTTTCCGTAAACTCTGTCTGTTCAACAGGGCGACGCAAATACGCCTCTAACTCAGACTGCAAGCCTTCAATAATAAATGCTGCGGCGTCTTCCTGAGTGTTCGTGAGCGTAATGTCCATATAGGTAGTAATATCAGAGACTGTAATAAGAGCCATTGTTACCTACTCCCTCTAGAACGGCTCGCCAGACGGCGGTGAAGGATTTCTACGACCACGCCCAGGAGGACGTGAGGCTTTCTGACCTTCTTTGAGCTTCTGAAGAAAGGCGGCAACATTGCTTCTAGCCGCTCTAAGCTGAGCTAGTGTAGCGCCAGTCAAGTTAGCGCCCTTCACATTGTATTTCTCCCGAAAAGCTTTACGGGCATTTTTCATCTTGATGGCGTTATCAAAAATTCTCTGCTGAGTGTCTGTAAGCTTCCCATTGTCCTTTCGCTTTTGTCTCAGACCTTTAAGAATGCTATTAAGTTGCCGGTCGCTTTTACCTTCCAACATGTCGTCAGGTTTAACTTTACCGACACCTTCAAGAACTACAGCCATAACAGCCCCAATCAGAAAACAATACTGATACTATGATACCGTATCCGACAACAGCATTAATCCTAATCTGCCATTTGCTTCAAAAAGCTACCGTCCAACAGCATCAAACCAATCGTGGAATAGCCAACAATGTCCAGATAGGTGTCCTCCACCGCCTCATTCTCTGGCAGACGGCCAGAATCTAGCAGATTTTCCAAACGTGCAACCTTGTCATGGAGACGCACAATCAGACCACGGTGCCCGAACCTGAGAATGTTTTCAGAACCATAATCTCGCTGCTTATTACAGAGCGTTTGCCACACAAAATCCTTGTCTAGCGAAATATCGGCATGCTTGGTCATTGCCGCTAGCTGAAACCAAACCTCAGGATCAACCAACTCCTTATTGCCGACAAAATAAGTCTCAATCAGCGAATCAATATACTCCCGAATGTCTTCAACCGTAGTTACCTGAGACGACTCGGCCACCCACACGCTGTCAATATGTGTCAACGCATGATCTTCCCACGTCAACAAATCGTCAATTACGGTCATGACTTCGCACCCTTCGACATGCTGAGCTTAATTGAAAACAGAATCCAGAGAATAGATGAAACTAGAAAAGCGTCCGTGTAGCCGATGCCGGGGCGGAACGCCATCAAGTTAGGCCACGCAGAATTAGCAATGCTGTTCAAAAACATCAGACCCAAAGCGCCCGTGCCTGCAAGAAAAGCAAAACCGAAAATACTCTGCAAAACCGTGATAAGCACTGCCTGCTTGACTACCTGCTGAACATTCTCCTCCAACTCTGTCGAAAGCTTACCGGTGAACCGGCCCCAATCTTCAGCGCCTTGCCTATTTACCATTTTCGTATTCCTTTACTATCTGGTGAACCCGCTGACGGGACAACCTATACCGAGCACCGATCTTAGCTAACGTCTCACCGTTATAGTACTCGCTATAAATCTGACTATTTCTTTCTGCAATAAAATCCTTCGACTTCGGTCCCGGTCTGACAGGACCCCAAGTCCAAGAAGAAAGACTTTCTAACAACTGAATCCGGTTAGTAGCCAATGCGTTCTGCTTATATCTCGTCCGCATATAACTAACCCAATTGCCTAAACTGATACATTCCCCCGAGTCTAAAAACTCTACGTGATCTGTAGGCACAATAGCGTCACCATAGCGTTTCTCATATGCGCATAGGGCCTCGTAATGCTTATGCCATCGCTGTTCATGCCTCATAGTGGTATCTTAGTAAAGCCCCACCGCCATGTCAAGTAAACCCCATAAACTAACGTGGCTTATACAAGCTAGCGTTAGCTACCTCACCAGCTAAAGACTTAATAGTCTTGTACGCATCTTGACTGCCAACCCGTTCGGACCAATCCACGATGTCTTCCCCAACAAACATCTCAATAGCTTCCCAACACCTGATAAAGTTAGCTCTTTTGTTAGCAGGGATATTATCTAAAAGTTCGTCAAAATTATTAGACAGGTTGCGCTCGGGCATCAAACCAACAAAGACAGCAATCGCTGCAGGCAAAGAAAGCCGCTTCTCATCATCTATCGGAACAGTCTCCGCTAAGCCATGCTTACAACAAGCTGCAACCATAAGCAACTCATGCTGCACACCATGAAGCCTTAAATCTCTCAAAGAAAAAGCCATATGCATATCATAACGTAAAAAGCGGGGTTCAGTCAAACTGACCAAACCCCGCCCTAGACGTGCGATTGCTTTTACGGCTACCGGCACGTTAGCCGATAATCACAATCTCCTCCTTCGGGGTTAGTCAAATTTGCCGGTACACAAATACTTTAACTTCCCAAATTACGCCAGATTGCAACTTTGCATATTATAATATCCCGTTATCTACCGCACCATGTTAGGAGTTTGTCGATATCCATTGCAGGCGTCTTCTCAATGCCGCCCACAACAATATTACAAATGTGGCACAGCAGTCCACGCACCTCGCCAGTATCGTGGTATAGCATCAGAATGTACTGGTGGCGCTTACTACGCCACTAGGTCATCTCACGGGACAACTTCCCGTTGAGCATTCGGCGTCAAACTCATCGTCCGACATGATCGTGGAACCTGACAGCTTCTCACCAAGCTGTGACGTAGTGCTGAGCACATGCTCGTACTCTTCCTTAGTCAACTCGCCCATCGGGGCCTGATCGAAACCATGCTCGCTGTGCAGCAAGAACGAAACGGACTTCATCTCGCTCCAATGCTCCGCAAGGTACTCACGAATACCATCAAGTTCTTCGCTCTTGTAGTAGACAGTCACCGAAATGGCGTTGTCTGACCACACCTTCTGGAGACGACGAACAAGGTCCATCTGCTCAATCGCAGTCATGTCCTTAGCTTCGATCGTCCCGTCAGGGAACGCACACGGGAACTCTACAACAACAGTCCGGTCATCTTCTGAGCCATCAAAGTTGCGGAGAGGCTCAACGTAGAAGCCCTTCGACTTGCAGTAGTTGACAAGAACGTCGGTGGAAGCCATACGCATACGCTTCACAAAGTACTGGCTAAAGCCGGGGTGAACGCCAGGGGTTACACCCGGAAGAAGGCTCAGCGTGCCAGAAGGCTTGATCGTGGTAAGACGTACAGACTCAGGCCAGCCACGCTCTTCTGACCACTCGGCATCAAACTCACGCAGAGCGACATAGGTGTCGTCCAGCCAATCAATCTTTTCCATGGCCTGCGTCACGCCAGTGATACCTAGGCCGAGACGCATGTTTGTTGACGTGATCTTGTCTGAAGCAGGGTCAAGGTAAGACAGCGCCGCTGTCGCCTTCTGGACCTTGTACAGCAACTGAGACACGTCCTGAAGCTCTTCCGACGAGTCAATCATCGGCAAGAAAATCTCAGACAAGTTACAAGACTCACGGTTAGCCAACGGGATTTCAGCGCAAGGGTTGACGCCCACAATCGACGGATCGGGACGCTCTTCGCCCATACGCCCAAACTGGCGTGAAGCTTCGAGGTTGAAGAACCCGTACGGCTCACCATTACCCTTGTAGCCTTCCCAAATAAGCTCCGGCATGTCCTGCATCTGTTCCGGAGAAACGAAAACAGTGTTGTTTGACATGGCTCGCTCAATCGGAATATCGCCAAGGTCCCAACGCTTCGCCATCAGGTAATCTTCATCGTCTAGACGGCCAACAGCAATTTCAGCGCTGCGGCGAACGTTACCGGCGACAACGATAGAGCCAATGATGTTCATGCAGTCAAGAACCTCAACTGAAGTCATCGTGCGACCAACCGCACCGTCAAGAACGGCACAAATCTTCTCAATACCCGAAACGAGAATATCGGGACCTGAAGCAGTGCCGCCGAACGTCTTAATAGGTACACCCGCCTTGCGGATCAGGTGAGTAGCGTACGTCATCTTACGAGGATTGTCGTCGTCGCCCAAGTAGCACTCAAAGACCTTCCGGACTGCTTCGCCCCAACCCTCACGGGTATCAGGCACTATGAAATCAGAATCGTCAGCGTCATGATGCTCAACCCAAGCTGAACGAACAACACCCAGACGCTCAGGCTTATCGCAAGAGAAGCCCACACCGCCGCCAAGCATCAGCCGCTCTACGGCCCAAGAAAAATCCGTGGGCTTCTGAACATCAACAAACCAGCAGTTGACCAGACTATCGCCACCCAAACGCTTGTTGTTCGGGGTACCCATCTGCCAAAGCATTCGGCCAGCAACGGAAGCCTTCAAGTTGAACAGATAGTCATAGAGGCGGACAGCCTCATCTTCCGACAACTGCGCCCCAATATCCTGAGCGCCGTTAACGACACGCTGAATCGTTTCGTGCCATTCCTCAGTACGAACAATTGTGTCGCCCTCAAAAATAGGGCGAGCATAGGTCCGCTTGTAAACAATATAGCCTAATCCGTTAAATCCCCACGGAGGCATCTTATCAGCATATGAGGCGGCATGGTCGTCGGAAATAAAAAAGGGGTCCACAGTACGTTCTCCTTGTGGTGTAGTGATGTTCTGAAAAGAGGTGGTTTTAGTATTCTAGGGGGGTTGACGTATCTTCCGGCGTCAAGTTATCACGAGATTGGAAGAAATCAAACCTATTTGTCACAGATTATTCTGTCAGTTCAGCTAGCCGCCTAGCTAAATCTTCTCTGTTGGAGAACAACAAGAAGATGCCCGCCGCTTGAGTATTTATGGAAAGAACTCCATCTGATTCGTTATCTAAATAGATGTTAAACAAACCAACTTCTGCAAGCTTTAACAAAATTCCAATCAGTAACAAATCATCTAGAGGGATATTCTTACTAGCCTTCAAGTATTCGACTAGGAACCCTATCTTAGTGGATGTCTGCCCCATAGTCAACAAGGCTTTCAATATCTCTCCAGAAATAGTTTCCCACTCACCAAACAAAGCCAACGAAGGCCGAACAGCGGCGTATCTAAACATGGAAGAAGACCTTGCCGACAAGCACACAGCCGCATCCAACGCAGCACCATTCGACTCGTTCACAGCAAGAAATAACACCCCATTGTCCTGCAACTCTAACGCTTCCAGAGACTGACGATCATACAAACAGTCAACCAAACAAAACTCGCTCGCCACACCAATAACAGCCTCAGTTTCACCCAACGAATACATATCTTCTCTGGAATCTTTATTCGCAACAGCATGCATCAACAACAACAGATCAAACTTTTCGTTGTCAACCAGACCATTGCGGGTAACAAGATATTCCACAACATTCGTCAACCCGTACAAAAGAAACGGATCAATCGCCTCCAACAAATCAACATCATGCTGAGTCCACACAGGAAACGGAATGTCGTCGTCATCGAATATAGGCATGCCCTTATTATAACAAAGGACCCCTCAACCAAAGCCGAAAGGTAAATAAGAAAACCCCCGGCCCAAACGGACCGGGGGTTCTCAACTTATCCAACTACCCCGAAGGGACTAGGATCAGCTCGGTTCGGCGTCGAAGGTGACCTTGACGAACGCTTCCGGACGCTTGACAGCGAGGGCCAGACGCTCTTCAGCAAGCACCACGATGGCGTTGCGGACGAAGAAGTCTGAGTGCTGCTCCGAAATACGGATCGTAGCCGCCTCACGGTCGTAAAGCTGAGCGCCAGTGCCGAAAGCGCCGACAAGAGCGGTGCCTGAAGCAATAGCAGGAGTGTCGATGACGGGGATACGCCAAACACGTGACTCAGCGCCACCGGCAACTGACATCGCAAGCAGGTAGGTGCCCTGCGAGTTCTTGGTCAGCTCGATGTCTTCCCAATCTGACGGGTGGACGATGATGCCGGTCGGCTCGTAGTAGGCAAGGTATGCCAGAGTAGCCGCACGACGGAGAGCATCGGCCTTGGTGTCAGCGACAGGTGAAGTTTCACCAGCAGACCATGCGTAGGTCTGAACGTCGGTGGTGTTGAGGATACCAGTAAGGTCCTCGCCAGTACCGGCACCGTTCAGGATCTGCTCGTCCTCGTGAAGACGGAGACCGTAAAGAAGCTCGTTGTCGATGATTGAACGCAGCTGCGGCTCATCGGCAAGAACGTTACGGTGGGCAGCTTCCCAGTGAGCGATGGTACGGACCGGAGCCTGCTCACCAACGAAGGTCATCGTTGACTGAGGCTTCGCACCAAAGTTACCGCTGGAGTACTCCGGAACAACTGAAGCGTTGTTCGTGAAGCCAGTCTGGCGGAAGTACTCAACCACGGCGGCGTTAGTAGTACGTGCCGGGAACAGGTCACGGACACGGCTACGACGCTGAGCAATCGGGACAATGCCGTCACGCTCAACCGCACCGAAGGAAGCAGGATCACCCGTGGGCAGCCCTGAGTAAAGGTCCTTCTGGGAAAGTGACTTGGCCTGGAAAGGCGAAACCATGTTTACGCCAGCCTTGCCGCCCTGAAGTGACTTAAACTCGTCAGAAGCAAGGAAAGCCTCACCAACTGACTTGGCGTGGGTAGCGACTTCGCGCTCAACACCAGCAGCTACCTCAGCGGCAACTGACTTGTACTCGGCCTCTGAGGACCAAGCCGAAACGTCACGAAGTGAAGTAATGCCCTCAATGAGGCCCTTCATCTCGTTAATCTCAGCCATGTTTGACTGGAAAGCAGCCTTCTTTTCCGCATCAGCGATAACTGTGGTGCCTTCCACCTGCATCGAATCAACGATCTCCTGCTGCTCAGCCATCTTAGCTGACAGAGCAGTCTTGACCTCGTTGAGCCGACTCTCATCAAAACTCATGTTTATCTCCTTAAGGTATTTAACATGTTTTACTGTTTAATGACAGGCGACCCAACACAATGTGGTAACACCGGTCAAATATTATGCTATCATCAACGTAAAGTAAACCACGGGAACTTTTCTAAGTTTCTGCAGCTACTGTTACAAGCAATAGTCTATTGTATAGCAAAAATGAAATCCACTAGCTTACGATTTAGTTCTACGTGGATGCTTCTTAGGGAGAAGGTCATTATCGGTTGTATACTTAGGATTCGACGGTTTACCGCTAGACACGAGTTTCAAGAATGCGTTGACACGACCCATAGCCCACTGCTGACGACCCATCTTTGGGCGGTGAGTAGCCGAGAAAGCACCGGCACCTCTACGCCAAACAGCCTTAAGCATACCTAACGTCACCTTGCGTTCAGGCTTGTTACGCTTCTCCATCTTCTCATTATGCTCTTTGACCTTGTTTTTCAAGGAAGTCTCAACCGCAGCCGAAAGCTTAATCCCGCCACGGGTACTAGCCGCCGTTCCCGGCTTGTTTCGTCTAGACCCCCGGATACGTTCCGAAGGCTTCGCTGGCGTCTTAGGATCGTTTGGCCCATAACGTCTAGCTGCTTTTTGACGAGTCTTCCAATTCTCAGGAATCAACTCGGTGCGGCCTAAAGCCCTGGCACGCTTCACGATATGCTTTTTGGTAGCCTCACGATTCTTGCCCAAACCATAAGCCTGGATAGCGTTACGCAAATCCCCGACATCCCGAATCGGGAACGAACCGTCAGGTAACGCCCAACCACGCTTCGCATACTCCATCCGGCGAGCACGCGTGTAGTAACGTTTTTCTTCAATTGAGTTAAACGACTTTTCGGTACCTTCGACACGGGCAACAATATTCTTGGCCCATGTATATCCGGTATCGCCACCCCACAAAGCATGAGCAATTCTACCATTAGAAGGGAAACCTTTTTCACCCGGTCTAAACCCGTCAGCGTTTGCATCAGACTGATGTCTATCGAAAAACGCCTTCATCCTCTTTACAGTCTTGTACGGAAGATTCTTGCCATTCGCAATGTCCCTAGCACGAGCGATACCTACAGCAGTACCCCCACGTTTAAACTCTTTACGCCACGCCAATGCTCGCTTCGCTTCTTCTACCATACCCTTCGTGGGGGTAAACGAATCAGAAGCCGTAACAGATTTAGCCGAAACCAAGCCACCACCCGGCAACGTCTCAATGCCTCGTGGCCCACGCTCACGAAGTTTTTCCCACGCACGTAAATCTGTAGCAACACGACGAGTTGGTCTTTGCAACCTCAAAACCGGTGAACCGCCGATACTCAAATGGCCGTGAGCCGCATTGTAATCTTCAGGAGTCATGCACGGCGCCCAAACCCCTTGCCGGGTCTGATGCGCACCGGCACACCCCATCTTGCTTGCGGCCTGTTCTGCAGCTTCACGAGTCGGGAACTTGTTCTTCCCTTTACCCTTCGCTTTCAACTCTAAAAAGTCGTAGAAGTTTTTCTTCTTCTGTTGCCGCTTCTTCCACTCACGAAAAGCAGGGTTACCGACCCGGATCAGCTTCGTCAGATCCTTAGGTGACTCACACGGACCCCAAGCATCGTCGCCCACTTTGTGTGCTCCCGAACAACCCAAAATCTTCGACAGCTCTTTTGCCATCTCTTCTGTAGGAACTGTCTGACCTTCCAAAGGATCTTTAGCCATGTTACTATCCTTGCTCTTCGCTAGGAACAACCCCGCCACTTAATTTGATAAAATCTTGAACATACTTAGGGTCTTTCTCTTTCTCGACCTTGTTAAGTATCGCATAACTATATTCTAGTATCTCTCGCTGCGTTGCATCGTCAATATCCGCTTCTGCACCGGGCATGTTGATATTAATACCCCACCCGAAAAATACAGCCTCCATAAAGGCATCAACATCGGCAGGAATAAGCAAGCCAGTGTTAGATGAAAAGAAAAAGATGTAATCTGCCAACTCGCCGTCAGACATGGCCTCAATGCGCTGCTTTGTTAACATCGCCTTAGCGTTGAACTCATCAATAGCTGTGTACGCCTCAGAGTATTCTGACCTGTCAATCTCGGACAGCTCAGGAAAGAAGAACCTGAGGCGCTGCTCGGTGAACATGGGAGTATCAATCTCACGAAGCTTCTCTATCTCAGCAAACACACGATCAACCTTGGCTTGACTGTGCATAGTTGAATGCGCCTCAGCAGACCGAGGATCCTGCACCCGAATAATGACGAAAGCATCATCTGTCGTCTTGTAGTACGTCTCGTTCATACGTCAACTTCCTCAATTCGCCACATGGCCGCAGAACGACCAAGCATATCACTAATGCTCCTAAACTCTTTACCGTCAGCCCACCGCACCATGTCTAAGTGGAGCTGAGGGTCAGCAAACTGCATATCAATCATTTTTTCGTTCTCAAAAACCACGTATCCGTAGTTCTTGCCGTTGAAGTAGAAATTATGCCGCTTCGCCATTTGAATCACCTGTAGTTATATTAGCATCATTCGGGTTTTCAGTCTGTGCCTGAATAGTCTTCTCGAACGCATCTGCCAGAGAACTAAAACCAGCTTCTCTTAAAAATGGGATGAGATCAACATAATCTGATATCGACAAAACATCTTCTTCACCGGGGTCATCAAAATCAGGGTCACCCGGATCATCAAAATCAACATCTAGAAGCGAATCTTCAAAATTACTCATCGTTATCACTTATCCAAATCAACTAAGAAGTCGCCAGGGTCACCATCAAAGATGGCAACATCTGGGACTTTCGCTCCAGCATACACTTCCTCGTACAGATTCCACAACGTGCGCCTATACCATTCTTCAGTTTGCTCTGTTTTAGGAATCCGCTCCATGGCCTCACGAAGACCTTCCATTACTTTAGCTTTTCTACGAGCATAATCCGTAGGATAATTCCACAGGCGGCGCTGCGCTTCCCACACAATAGACTGTACCTCACGAGGATTCAATCCATATTTCTCAGCTATCCGAATAGCTGCTTCCCTGGCTGCCCAATAGTTTCCATTGAACCCGCCCGACCCCGGCTTTGGTTTAAACGAAGTCTTCATTATCTCATCGTTGGAACCAATAAGCATCAACAGAGATGCGTTAAAATGGTGCGTGTCTGCAGTCAAACTCTTGAACCTAGTATCGTTAGGATCAACAATGTTGTTATAGAAAGATCTAACTTTTGACTGCGTGCTCAAGTTATCAGTGATAAACCGCTGCACGAATTCCCCTGTACCCAAATCAGGATTCTCTTTATCTGCCTTAAGAATACGAGCAACTTTAGTCCAAGGATCATTTTCAGCATTAGCAGCATGAGAAGTAGTTCCCTTCGCTTTTTTCAAAACAAAAGAAAATGAGCCATCAGCGTTCGGAGACATTCCAACTTCTCGAATAACATCCCCATCCAAACCAAACGATTCTGAAGCTTTTAGAACTTTACCCAAAACAATATCTGGCTGATCAGAAATTCTACCCGCCATATTTCCGCCCATAGACTCGACCCACTCGGCAGCTGTCGTGGTATTAAACACAGACAGTTCTTCTGTTAAGCGATCAACACGGGCCTGTGCCGTTTTAACTGAAGCTAAATGCTTTTTCGCTCTACTCTTCTTCTGTTTTAACTCGCTTAATCTTTTTTGAGCAGCCATCAACGAGTTTGCTTTTGTGGCAGCAGCGGACGCAAACATACGCTCCGCCACATCAGCCATAGGGGGATCTTCTTTAAAAATCCTAACAGCATTAATTGCCGAAGGTACATTGCGCTCCCAGGAAGTACCAGCAGACAAAACCGCCATTGCTGCTGCAGCGGTCTCTACCCGCACGCCATGCTTATCAGCCGTATTGTTAGCCAAACGATTAGCCGCATCATACCAAACCTGCGTAAGTCTAGCATCATCAGTCAAATTGCCATCAGCATCAACCATGCTTCCACGCCGCATAGTTTCTTCAAGATTAGCCTCCATGTGACCAATCACCCAATCAAGCTTCTCCTCATCAGAAGCATCAGGACCAATTCCAGCATTCTCCATCAAATCATTTAGATGCGGATAGCCTTTAAAAATATCCGCAACAATAGACTTGCGTTCAGCATCAGTAACATCAGCAAGACGTTGAGTCTCTGCAGCAACTCTGGGAGTAGCACCCGGATTTCCTACGACAACACCCGCACGTTCTCTAGCCGCATCACCACGAAGCAAACCAACAATCTCATCCGCATCAGCCTGCCTCAAAGTAATAAGCCGATCCGTAACAGAATCCTGCTTACCACGCATCGTATCATAATCCGAAGTAGGTAAACGACCAGTATCAGCCATAAACCGTTTAACCCCAACAGAGTTACCCTGCTCCGACAACTCCGCAACCAACGAAGTAACCGACGCCGCAACCTCATCAGCACGGCCATCATCCAAACGGCGACGCAACTCAACAACAGCAGGATGATTCGACTCAGAAGCCTTTTCAAGGAAATCAGCAAGCGCCTCTTGATCTCTCAAATTCACGCCATCAACCAAAACACCCGAATGCGAAACCGGATGCAAACTCATCCCATCATCATCCGAAGAACCCATAATGTCCAAAGGACTCCGAGACGGATTAGACAAAACAAAATCCATCAAAGCCAAACGAACCACATCATCAGTATCCGCCTGCGACACACTCATCTCCGGACGCAAATCACGAGTATCCCCAACCACAACCGAATCAGGCATCTCCATCAAAACCGCAAACGAACCATTCTCCCCAACGTTACTAGCCACACGCATACGGCCCTGAGCAAAACCAAACTCCTCAGCAACACGAGAAGCCAAAATCTCTACACGGCCAGCATCTTCCAAAGCATCCTCACCATCATGATGCTTCAAACCATACACCACGCCAGTAGACGTATCCCGAAACTTCAACATACCGTCCGGAGTTGTACGATCCGCAATAACCTCAAACCGGCCACCACCATCAGCAATATCCCGAACAATCGTTTCACCTAAAAACTCGTCAGGCACCGCAGACAACGAACCGCCATCAACAACATGATAAACCGCCGACTCAACATCACCAATCGACGTATTTCCGTTCTCTCTACTAACAACCGTGGGCGCACCAGTAACCACACGCTTCGGATCAAGATCAGAACGATAATCTGGATTATACCGCTGCGCCACACCATTAGGGGTACGTGGACGAGTAGGATGAACTTCGCAGAACATCTTCTCAGCAATCTGTTCAATTATTTTGTTAGTAATAAAACTCTGTGTAGAAAAATCAGACATACTAACACCCTATCTCGTTAATGTCTGCCGAAGAAAGATCAATAACACCTTCATCAATAGTAAAATCACCAAGCTTCTGATTGCTTCTATCTGCATAACTACCCAAAGCATTAATCTCATCAACAGATGTTATTCTACTAACAGAACCTGCCGGAATGAAGTCATTGACTTCATCCATCAAAGCGAGGGCCTCAGCATTGTTAAATGATAGATAAGAGTCTTTGAACAACTTCACAACGTGGCCCTCATGCTTGCTGCCAGTCTTAGCCCGCAAAGCTTGTACGAATTCAGGATACTGCGCCCAGTCTTTAAATTTATCATCACCGAGCTGCAAATTTTGATTCAGTAGCGAGGCTACACGATCTCGCTTACTGTCGTCTCCGTCGAAAACCAGCAACGCAGTAATCTGGTAACGAGACAACGACTGGCCTTTATCTATAGCGTCTTTAGCCCCGTCATAATTCTTAACCAAATCCCTAAACGCTAAATTCAAATTTTTAATCTTATACTCTGTGTTAGAACGGACACCTTTCTTCGGCCAAACATATTTACCGTCCCAACCCACATCAAGATTATGATTTTCTTTAAAGCCCGCAGCAAACGCCATGCCCAAATATCTAGCGTTGAGCAAATCAGAAATTCCACGCTTTCTATTGTCCAGCTTTAGAATACTGCCATCAGGTAAGGGCACTGAAAAAGGAAACTCTGGATCATCTCTACTGTTTACAACCACATAGTCGTGCTGTACGCTATAACTTCCATCAGATGAGAAAGCTAAAGTACGTACCACATTACCCGTGGGGCTGACCTTCTGACGAGTTAACTCATTTCCGTCCTCATCAAATACCGTCACATACAGATCAGAAACCAAACCCAATTCATCGAATGTGGAGATATAAACACTGTCTGCATTTGACACGTTATCAATCTCAACCATTACTGGTCTATCGTCATCTGTTCTAGCATCATACGCAGCTACGATCGTACGCTTGCTACGATCTTTAGCATCCTTTGGATCAGACGCATTTAAAAGCTTCAACGCCCACTCGCCTAGCTTTCCTTCAGACTGAAGCCGATATAAAGTGTCATAAGGTGTTTCGCCCGGAAGCGAAACATCATATTCCTCTGGTGTTAGCCCCGAAAGCCCCAACGTCAGAATTCCCTGCGTGCTTGCTTTCTTCCTTTCCCGGATAGCAACCTGCCAGACAGGAACATCGTTTGGTCCAGGCAGCAAATCAGGGTCATTCACAACATAATTAATTTTTCCAGCAACATCGCCTATTGTTTTGGCACGGGCATCTCTAAATTCTGTTTTGAAAGCAATCAAAGCCGCCAAATTTTGTTCTGCGCCGTCCACCCCATACAAGTTATCAATAGACATCTGCAAAGATGCCATAGCGACCACAAACTCACGATCGCTAATACTTCTGACAAGTCTCTCAATATCTCGATCGTTATCTAAGAACTGACTATACAATCTGTCCAGATCCTCGCCCGCTCTGGACATGTTTGAGCTAACACGCTGCAGTTCAAAACCACGCTTCATATGAGAGATCGTGTCTTTCAGAACTCTTTCAGTCACTGCTTTATCTTCTGCCGAATAAGTTAATCCAGCAGCATCAGCACGCCTAAACATATCATTAATCATGGCATCAGCAACTGATTCATACATGCTCACGTTGTGTATATCCTTAACAGAACGTCCCAACATTCTCTCAAGCTCTTTTTCCATAACAACGTTCTTAGTGAAAAGATCGTACGCATCGCCTTCCGAAGCATTTAACTGAGCGTAAACACGATCAACCATACGTGCCGCATAATCTTCAACATTATCAAGATACTCGTTTTCTGAAGTAGACAAGATGAGGTAAATCAAAGCCTCTTCAGATCTTTCAGAACTTGGGCGATCCAACTGACCTAACTCTCGCCTTCTTCTATCTGCCGTTAAATTGTAAATGGTGTCATACGCCATGCTTAACATTCTACGATCCGGGCCGTATCCTTCAGTCTCAGCAATCCGCCCTAACGCATAAGACAAATACGAGTACTCTTCCAAAGAAAGACTATCCGGATCCTCACCAACTTTCGCCACATACTTCGACACCTGATTTACCATGGCATCACGGAACTGCTCCTGCGTAAGCCCCAACCTGCGATCTTCCTCATCAGTCTCGGGCATCGGTAACTGGTCAAGCAGATCAGCATAATCAACCATGCTTGCCACATCCCACAAACCGTCTTGATCGTTCAAATCTATCAAAGCTTCAATGCGTTCTTCTGCACGCTCACCTACAGACAGGGCCGTCACACCCTCTTCTGCGACTTCATCAACCGTAGTCGCTACACGTCGATTCTCTGCAATACCAACAAGACGACCAGCAAACTCATCAATATCGCTATCAAGTCGAGCAGCAGACTCCAAACCCGGCGACCGAATGCCGTAAAAATCTAGATACGCCTGACGCTGCGCCTCAACCGTGGCGATATCCTGCAACCGTGAAGCCAACGCCTCCCAAGACGGCTCATCCAACTCATCAGCCCCACTAAACTGAACACGACGCAAAGCAGCAGATAAATCATTACCGATGTTATCCAAAGCTGCACGCACATCATCAGTCAACGGAGGCATATTCACAGGAGTCAGCCTATCCAACTGATCAACAGGAGGAAGCCGCTCTGACAACTTATCAAAGTCAGCAATAACCTCATCGAAAGCAGCCTGAGTCTCAAAGACACCTTGCCTGAAACTTCCCTCTTCGATATCATCTACAATGACACCAGCCAAGCGACCTGAGCCGGGTCTGTTGCGGGCAAACTTACCACGAGCATCCTGCAAATTACCCAAGCTTAACATCGTGGAAGACCTCAAACTACGGCCACAAGTAGTGCCACGCATATTCGTTAACTGACCGCCCCCAGTAAAACCAGGGGGACAACGATAACGACTGATCGACGGATCAAAGAACGCTAATGCCGAAGCAAACCCGCCCAACGCCCGACGCAAAGGAACACCGCCAGGACGGACACGCTTAAAGTTCACCCCGCCCAAATACGCCTGATCCTTATAGGCATCTATCTTAAACGCAATATCCGCCTGATACTCTTTATAGAGTGTATCGGGTTGGACCGCCTTTGCGGTTATGAAAAAAGGGTTTACGGACTTGCCCTCCGGAACAAGCTCAAAGATCGGATCGTCCTTAGCACGACGTGGTGCAGAACGAGACAAAAACGTTTCATAAACCCACTGAGGAACCTGACGAACCGTGCCCCCCGGCCCCTGTACTTTAACTAGTTTGTTGTCGGCCTGTTCAACATTAAAGCGGCCCTGCTCATTAAGATTGCCGAACTCGACAACGAACTTACCGCCAGAATCGTCAGCAAACCCTCGCAGACCGGCAGTCGGATCCGGAAGATCAGCATCACGAGAAATGCGAGTAGGTAGAGTACGACTTAAAGACGCACGATCTGCAGGACTAAGCTCACCGCCCTCTCTACCGAAACGAACAACACCGACCTCAGGAATCGCAAAGTACACATCCCTAAAGCCCGCATTGATAGACTGAACAGCCTCAACGATTTCAGGAGAATCAAACGAAGCATCAGGATTCTTGATAATCAACGAGCCGTCCACAACATCGTCAAAGTCGCCGGTCTGATTAGCGAAGAAACTCAAACCTGCAACAGGCTCAAGAATAACACCATCTCGTTTAGAAACCCGAATGCTCCAACGATCATCATCAATAGCGTTCAGAACCGTGTTAACACCAGCGGCACGAGCAGTGACATTGACTTTCTTCGGAGTGGTCGGAATCTGGGCAGCACGAATAAAGACGCCAGGATTTCTTTGAGAGCGCAAATCGCCAATACTCGAAATAAGTTCAGCGTTTCTAGCTAACCTAGCCAGCGCCCGACCCGTACCACCGATGAGAGATCCCGGACCAACCCCCGGAATACCCAAAACCTGGGCACCACAAGTACTGAAACGACGATCAGTGAACGTACCGCCATTCTCAAACCCAGGCGGACAACGGAACCGGTTACGGGCACCACGACCCGAACGGCCCAATAAGCGACGACCAGCGCCCGCCAAACGACGGCCACGACCGCTACCTCCACCCGGAGTTAGCGCACGATAAATCCCTGAACGCACAGGACTTCTGACAACACTAACATTGCCAGGAAGAGCACTGGAGCCGACAGCCTGAGCTACCTGACCAAAGCGACTGTTAGAACCAAACAAGCCTACACGCTTAACAGAAAACTCATCATGCTCAACAGCAATTGGTGTATCCAAATACTGCCTAAAAATAGCAGCCTTCATATCAACAACATTCTGACGACCCGCAATCGGCTGAACCAAAATGCCGCCATAAGCACGAGACTCGCTCACAGCATAACGCAAAGAAGAACCAGAATACTCTGGCTGACTCAAATCAACAGACTTTGCTTTTCGAGCAGCAGAACGAACACGACGAGTCAACTTGCCACGCCGCTTCCGGTTCCCCTTACCAGCGCCACGCTTACCCTTGCCCTCATTCGGCCACTTACCAGTCAACTCGTGGTGAAGCCAAGCACAAATACGCTGCGGCTTACCACCAAACTGCGGCTTGTCCATCAAAATAACGACACACCGACGAAAGCCACCCGGCTTCTTCATGATCGGACGCCAATACTTCAGCAGATCTTCAAGATTGCCACGACGAGGACCACGGCCACGAGTTAAAGCAGTTAACTGGTCGGCGTTAGGCCCAATTTCAGGACCAACCTTAGAAAAATAAGGTCCGATTTCAGGAGTTTCAGTTTCCATCATCAGAAGCCTTTCCATCGTCCAAGGGAACGTACTCTACAAGCACATCATCCTGATAAAAGTATTTTACCGTATCTTTGTGCCAACTATCGCCTACAACAGCATTGCTGCCTACATTAAATAATGCCTCATTTGCCTGACTGATCACTTGCTCTAAGCGAGCGGGTCTCATAAGCTGCAACCCCTTCCGGATCAGGCCAAATCTTCACCATCGAGCATGTTCTGGAATTCGGCCAAAGCGTTGATAAGCTCAACGTCTTCTTCCTTCTCCGCAGGCGCATCAGCCTCCGCTTCAGGTGCCTCTGGCTCTTCCTCGTTCCAATCCGCAGGAATCATGTCTTCCTTGCCAAGCTCCTTAGCACGCTTCATGATGTGCTCCTTAGCCGCAGCCTTATCCTTGGCACGACCGTAAGCCTGGATAGCGTTATCCAGATCCGCAGCATCAGCAATTGGGAAAGAACCGTCAGGAAGAGCGTCGCCAGACTCAGCCATGGCCTCACGCTGTTCACGAGAGTACATGCGCTTGATCTCAAGCTCAGCCTCAAGAGCCTTCAGTTCATCTTCCTCGTCCATGTCGTAGTCGAAAGGATTCTCAACTTCGTACTCATCGAAGCCAAGGACCTTGCCCTCAGGAGAAACGAACACATCGTAGCTCTTCTCGTTGGTATCAACCTCAACGACGTACACGTCCTGATTAGCAAACACATCGACCAGAACGCCCATCACGTCGCCCTTGATGTCGAGATCCTCAAGAGCCTTAACGGCAGCGTCTTCGGCGTCGGCCTGAGATACAATGTCCTGCATCTCACCAGACTTGGCATCCATCTCATCTTCATCAATACGCAGCCAGCCCATCTCCTCGCCCTCGCCGGACAGGAAGACCTGAATGCACGAACCATCGGCACGCTTCACATCGACAACGAAAATGTCGTCTGCTGTTGAGTAACCAGAACCAACAATCTCTGAACCTTGATGTAGTGACTTGACCTGGGACTCAATATCTCCTAAACCGGGGAGATCTTCGGTAGGCATACACCCTCCTTGACAAAACTCGCATGGTTGATTAACTGACTTACGGCTAAATCCGCACAGGAAGTCATCTGACTTCATGCCCTCTGCGGGCATTCCTGCAGGAGCATCTTCCTGTGCCTGCTGCTGAGCAGCCTGCCGAGCTTCACGAGCAGCTTCAGCCTGTTCGGCTTCACGCTCTTTCTTGGCAGCCATTTCTTTCTTGCTCAGATCCATCCACTCATCGTGGGAAGCGCAAGGCATGAACATCTTACCTGCACGGTGCATGCCTTCGCAACCAAGAGCTTCAGCACGTTCCATCGCTTCTTCAGCAGTTTCAAATACGTCTTCAACAGCGTTCTCGTCTTCTGCCTTCCGCATAGCGTTCAGCTCAAGGGGACTGCGACGACGATAGCGTCTACCATAGCCCTTGCTGGTGCCCTCTTCGTAAACATCGACAGCCTCAAAAGCTCCCTTAGCGTCTTCGTCAAGACCATCGTAGTCTTCATCGGAAACTAGCTCACCGTCTTCCATCATTTCCTTAAACCGAGAGTCGGTCAAGAAAATTGAAGGCTTGTCACTCTTAGGCGCACGCATCATTGACATGATGACTGCGGCCTTTTCGCTCACATCATCATCTTCGTCGTCTTCGGCGTCTTCGTCGGCTTCTTCTTCGTCGGCTTCCTCGCCATCTTCGTCGGCTTCCTCGCCATCTTCGTCGGCTTCCTCGGCGTCCTCGTCATCCTCGTCATCCTCGTCCGCCTCATCAGCTTCGTCTTCGTCAGCCTCGTCCTCGTCATCTTCTGACTTGAAACGGAACATCCAACCCATAGGAGTATCACCCTTCTCGTCCATGACAAGAACCTTCTCCATGAGCAGCTGATCTTCTTCAGAAAGCTCAGCAAACTCCTCTTCAGAAATTAGCTCACCAGCATCCTGCATCTCCTTGAAACGGATATCGGTCATGAAAACAGAAGGCGCACCCTTCTCGTCCTCATGCATGCCCTTCTCTTCACCGTCCAGCATCGCCTGAATTTCTTCAAACTTCTGAAGGTCTTCGTTAAGATTTTCACTCATTATAAACTCCTAAATCCTTTATAGAGTATCTTATTGAGCACCCTCATCGGTGTCAATGGGTTCTGTAATGCTAATGCTAGGAACAAATTCCAAAGTAGCCAAAGAATCCGCTACCTTAACCATAAGTTCATCATGATCCATCTTCGTAGAGAAGTGAACATCCACGCCCTCATCTGTCTTGAAGGAGAAAACAGGCACAGCCGAAAGCGCAGACGAAACATCAAGAGCCTCATCATCAGAGCACTTAACGTGTACCACGAAACCAGAAACAGCCTTTTCGCCCTGCTCCATTGGACGAGACATCGGAGCCTCCGTCAGATAATCCTCAACGCCAGCAATAAGCTCAAGCGTGGCTTCACGTAGTGTGCCTGCACCACGAAGCTTCAACATCTCGTTGTAAGCCATCAAAAGAAGCGCCATGGGGTCTTTGAGATACTCAGGTGTCTTTGACTCCCCGTACCCATGACCCTTTTCTTCGGTACCGCAAGAACAGCCGCCAGTAGCATCCTTTGCCTCTTCGACCTCCACACCGGCCAAGTAGTTGTTGTGAACATTGATGTTAGCATTACCATCAAAACGTTTCAGTGCCTCAAGGTACTCCTCGTGCGTGTCACAAGGAAGATAGCCACCACCATGTGAGTGGGTGCCAGAACAACCAAATGTTTTCGACCATGCTAAAGCAATATCAGGAGTCGCCCAAGTACCGTGCTCGTCCTCTGCGTCACGGATACCTTCAGGCTCTTCAGCGTCCTTCTCGTCAGGGTCCTTAACCATCATCGAAGGAGGAGCCGAATCACCAACCGGCGTATACGACATCGTAGGCGTCACCCTCGTAGGCTTCCCAACCATGATGTTGCCTTCGTCCATTGAGAACGTGGCCATCCATGTCATGTCTTCGCCTGTCTCAAAGATTACCGAGTTTCCGTCAACACTGATAATTTTTACCGGCTTACGAAGAGCTTGAGAAAGCGCATTGCCAATCATTGATGACATTGCGTCGGCTCTATTTGACGGCTTACCCATTCCGTTGTCATCCATATGCATTTTTGTCACTGTGCCTTCTTCATCGTCTTTTACAGAAATAGTACCGGTTAGCTGATTAGCGCCGTGTAGTACGGGAGAAATCTCGTATAGTTCAACTTCTTTAAGCATGTTTGCTTTTTGCATAGCATCGTAATCGGCGGTTAGTGTTTTGTAACCAATCGACCACTCTTGATCATTTCCATAAAATGCAACATTTGCGAACGCCTCACGACCACGCTCAGTATTGAGGTTAAACTGAACTTTTGCGTAAAGTCCGCCAATCTTAGCATTCTTCATCTTCTCAGGCAGTCTTGGATCATTTCTAGAAACTTCGTAAATCTCCAGAACCTTACCGATGGGCTGATTCCAATCGTGGCCCCAAACAACTCGGGGCTTACGGCGCTTTAAAGATTCGTTAAAAGCCCCAGAAATAACAACATCGCCAACTGAATCGCGATTGCCAATACCTGAAACAAATGCTTCGACAATACCTTCGGCTTTATCAATGCCAATCTGGCCTGAAATGGCCTTAAAAGTGAAGTCTTCTTCCTTTTCAGATGCATTTTCCATAACGACAGAAGTCATGTCTCTCCTTAAGGTCTAAGAGCGCCCTGAGTATATGTTATCGGGGCGAGGGTTGTTACTTTAGCGTATTTATATAAACTGAAAAACGGGTAATTATATAAACTATAGTGCAGATTCGCTAGGAACTCTTGATGCAGGAGCTTCAATATTATCAGTACCCTGCACAGTGCCAGCAGGAACAAACCCGCCAACCTCAGGACTAAACTCAGCAACATCCTGACTAAACGCAGCAGACCTCTGCGCATCCAATGATTCACCAACACCTGCACCGGGAGCACCGCCGCCAGGAGCAATACTGGTCGGAACTGCACCGCCCTCAGCCGCCGCTGCTTCCTCCTGCTCAGCAGCAATCTCCTCCTGCGTTTTCTCAGTATTCGCAATCGGCGTCTGATTCGGGTTAGCCAACAACGAATCAGCAATATCGCCATCAACACGCTTACGGCTCACCGCTTGACGATACTCATTAACACTAATTAGACCTTGCTGGAACTCTGACAAATAGTGCATCGCCCGCTCCTGACTAGCTAAAACCAGCGTGGGAACATTACCGGTATCGAAATCAATGTAGTAAGTAGGATCAATCTTGTCGAACGATCGTGCAATCAAGTCCAAGTGCGGAGACATGGTTTCCATCCAGAAAACCTTCCCCTCTTCAGAAGCGTTAGCGAAAGTACGGTTAGAAGAGTTGCCGATAATCGACTCAGGTACACCAAATGCTGCCAAAATCTCTTCTTTGGTGATTGTTCGCATCTGGATATACGCAGCATCACGAGGACTGGCTGCAGTATCAACGAAATCTGCACCATCATCGGCGGAAATTACACCTACAGCGCCTGCTCTACCGATATTGCCACGGAAACGGGAACGTAACTCCTCTTTATCCTCGTCAGCGATCTCGCTGCGTAGAACAAGTAGACCGCCGGGACGACCGTCGTTAATCAAGAAGTTCCTGTTGTAGATTTTAGCCAAACTTTCGACTTCGATAGCAACCCCAGAAGCTTCCATTGGGGTCATCGACAAGTAAGGATCCAAAGGATGCGGACGGCGAATCCAGATGACATTCTCTGGACGCAACGTACGCTTCTCATGTGCACTAATCTTGACTTCAAAACCCTTCACAAACTTCTGAACATCAGGAATAGGTGACGTATTCTGAGGCGGCAAAAGGTGAAGCGCAATGGGTACACCACCTCTACCTCGTACAACCTCAACAAAAACACCACGACTACTCATGAGAAGCTGAGCAGACAAACGATACCTAAACGCAAACGCATTCTCGCCCTGGTTGGCAGTGTTATTGAAGATTTTCAACAAATCAGCGTCTTGGACAATCTCACCAAAGGGATTGTTGTCTTTGCGTAAAATCATGGGAAGGCGTGCTTGGTTTGAAGCGATCACATCAATGCTTCTAAACACCCAAGTGACCTTAGCGACGCCCTCTTTATAAGCCTTAACAATGTCCCACCCATCATGATAACCACGATTATCCGCCAAAGAAGGGCTGTACGAAACTGGGGCGCCAACAGAAATAGGAGCAGCTTTCTGCTCCTCTGGCCCTACAGCAATGTTGCGAAGTGATTTGTTAGATGTGGAATTCCATGCCATTATTCAGCCCCTAAGAGATACCCATAAATACCGCACGCAAGGCCAGCACTTGCCAAACCCCACCCTAAACTTAGTATACTAAGACCAAGCCCAATTAGAATCACAGAAAAACACATAAGTAGATGGGCGCACGTTGATCGGCTAAAAAAATTCATCATGTTTATACTTTACAGCTAAATAGTCAAGGATTCAAGCAGATATGTCTAACGAAGCTCCAGACTGGAACAAAATTCGGCAATACCTAGAACCAAAACGTTCCGAATATTGGATCGAAGAACCGTCGATGACACAAAAAGTCTTCCTAAAAAGCACTGCACAAGAAGTTCTCTTCGGTGGAGCCGCAGGCGGTGGAAAATCTAGTGCTCTAATCATGGCAGCCCTACAATACGTAGACGTACCCGGTTACAGCGCAATCCTGTTTAGGCGTACATACGCTGACCTTGCACTACCCGGCGCCCTCATGGACCGCTTCAGAGACTGGACTATGCAATACGACGACGTTCACTGGAATGCCAACAGCTACACAGCAACTTTCCCTAGCGGTGCAAGAGTCACATTCGGTTACCTCAACAACGTCAACGACTACCTCAGATACAAGGGTTCGGAATTCCAATTCATCGGAATGGACGAGGTAACAGAAATTAGAGAATCTGACTACCGTTACATGTTCTCTCGTCTTCGTCGTCCAGCATCAGGACCGCTAGCTCAAGTACCGCTGAGAATGCGGGCAGCTACAAACCCTGCACCTAACTGGGTCAGACAGCGATTCCTTGTTGAAGGAAAAAATCGTGGACGAATCTTTATTCCTTCGATGCTGACCGATAACCCTGGTATTGATCCGGCTTCTTACCGTGCAGTTTTGCAGGAGCTAGATCCTGTTGAAAGAAAACGTTTGGAGTTTGGTGACTGGTGGTCAACTGCTTTAGGATCACTTTTCAACCGTGAAAGTTTTGAGGTTATCGACCATAACGAGATCCCATCATTCTCGAACGATACACAAATCGTCAGATTCTGGGACCTCGCTGGCTCAGAACCAACACAATCAAACCCGGACCCTGACTGGACCGTTGGCTGTCTCGGAGCGTTTGACAATGGCGTGTTCTATATCTTGGATATCCGTAGAATTAGGGCGAAGGGCGATAAAGTTGAAAAGTTCATTAGAGCCACCGCTGCGGAAGATGGTCCCGAAATCCCGATCATGATGGAGCAAGAGCCAGGGTCTGCAGGTAAAAACCTTATTGACCAATACGCTAGATATGTGCTACCCGGCTATGACTTCAAAGGCCAACGCGCTACTGGTGATAAAGTCACCAGAGCCAAGCCACTTTCGGCAGCTGTAGCCAACGGAAATGTTCGCCTTATGATGGCAGAGTGGAACACAGACTTTTTGGACGAAATCTCTTCGTTCCCGGAAGCACGAGTACACGACGATCAAGTTGACGCTGCAGTACACGCTTTCAACTATTGTGCAGGACTTGGTATGGGGCGTCGCAAAAAGATTGAGATTATAATCTGACTAAGCGTCTCTTACCGCATTAAAGACATTTACTTTAAGCCGATGACTGAAGTTGTCTAACTCTAACGAGTGCTGTGCTGCTTCAATCGGTGGAATATCTCTGTGGAAATCTATGTATTCCGTAATAGCGTTATACGCCGCCCACTTCGTTTCACCGAACCGGCCAAGATTATGAGGCTGACGGTAAATAGTATTGATCTTCTCGTGCACATCTTCAGCGTTGGAACGCTTCTTAGCAGAAGAAGCTCCTTGAGTGGACCAGAACTTTTCCATCACCTTGAACATTTTATCAGCAGACATGTGAGAAGATGTAAACTCGCTGATGATAAGGTCAAGCTTCTCCGACCAAATCTGACGCATCGTGAGAGCTTCTGTCGCATCCATAGGATCAATCGTCTCATTCGGTGTGTGTCGCTTACGCAAACTAAAATCTGCATCAGCAGAAAAACGATAAACAGAATTTGTTTCAGCCCGAACATCTAGGTTGTAATAGCAAATAGGGATACTGCCATCGTGGGAAGTAATGACAACGATATAGTTATCTACAGAATCCTCACCCATGGTAGACAGGATCTTTGTGCTACTATGCTTAACGGCCACGAAAAACTTACGACCTTCCTCAAGCACCCCGCAACTATGCAAAGAGGCTGCGCCGTTTGCTTTTGCCACGATATCTCTAGCTCTATCTAAAATGCTAGAGTTGGGTACAACCGAGTAACGTTCTTTCACGACCTCCCACATGATGCGGTGAGTCTGATCCAAACTAACTCGGTTAATGATAAAGCGGTTAGGGAACGTGGCGATCTTGCCCATAACGTCGTCATGCATCAAGACCGGGCTTAGTGTAACAGTATAGTCGCCTTTGGACTTGAGTAAAATCTCGTTGTTCGATTGCTCAGACGAAATCCTAGTCCCAAGGTCAAGCCATGACTTATCGCTCATATCCGGACCCCGGCTCAGACGAAATCCTAGTCCCAAGGTCAAGCCATGACTTATCGCTCATATCCGGACCCCGGCTCAGACGAAATCCTAGTCCCAAGGTCAAGCCATGACTTATCGCTCATCCCCGGACCCCTGAATCACGTTCCGATCGTATCGGTCAAAAAGCTTTTCGATATTTTCTTTAGCAATGTCGTTGAGATCAATACCAAGCTCCCAGGCGAGCACGGCAGCATACCAAAGCACATCACCGATTTCTTTACTGATAGCAGAGCGGAATACCGAATCAGTATAGTCCCCGTCACTGTCTCTAATGTGCTTCTTTACCTTGTCAGCAACTTCGCCTGCTTCGCTAGCGAGACCAAGAGTCAGGTACTCAACCGCTGATTCCTTCGGATAAATAGCGGTCGTCTTAGCACCAACCTGATACGCATTAAATTCCATTCCCATTTTATCTCCTGTCACAGCGACTCGGGATCGCCCGTCGGTCGCTCAATCTTAACGCTCTCTCCTGTTGCCGATTCAATCGGCACCCAGGCAGGCGAATACTTATGTGCTTTAATCTTACGCATCTTGATTAAAGAACCTTCCATGAGCAACATAAACTCATCATCATCTAAGCCTAGCTGATCTTGGAAATCTTCACCATCAATATCGTTATCTAAAAACAACTCTCGCAAAAGCTCTGACAAGAACTTATTGACTACAACGCCACGGTTCCGGTTCAGGTTCACGTGGAGTATCGCTGCCTCAACATCATCCACGTCTACCTTTACAATAGGGACTTCTTCTAGCTCTAGAAGCTTAGCAATCTCCCAACGATGGAACCCATCAATGATACATGCAGTAGATGCTTGACATACAATTGGTTGAAGTATGCCAAACTTTTCAACAGAGGTACGCAATCTATTGAAGTCCGGTGAAACAACATAGTTCACTGAACCCCAAAAAGAAGGCTGCAATTTATTTGGAGAAACTGAAATGTACATTTACTTAACTTAACCTAAAATCGTCGTGCAAGTCAAGGCTATCGGCATCAGCTATATCTTGATAGAGAGCCTGCATCCTCTTCTTGTGTGCAATCGTTTGCGGACCAACTGGGGAAGGGTTCCCCACAACGGAATTCAGAAGCAAGGTTCGAACTAGATGATCAATCGGATATGCAAAAGGGTCTTTCTTATGTGATGTTCTAAACTTATCTGCAAAAGAAAAAGCTAGACGCTTATAGTCGGCATCAATAAAATGCATTTCGATACATTCCTTAACGCCATCCCACCCATCTGCAACAAAATCATCTATGAGCGCTTCTATATCGTACTCTCCCCAGAGCTGACGCTGAGTATCTATCTCAGGGAACGTTTCAACTAGCCGATCGTAAAACTCTGGCTCGGTCTTGATTACGTCAGTCAACCTTCTAGCTGCAGTAGAAAACAAGGGCGTACCAACTCGTTGATTTGCTCCACCCAACATAGCGTAATCATAGTACTTGCAATAAGGAGCACCATGCTCTTCTGTGATAAACTTAAGAACATCATCAGAAGTCCAATCGTATAGAACTTTTGCAAACCGTAGTGGAATTGACTTGGGTAAACCCTGAGGACGATTGATGTAATTTTCGTGAAGCTTCTGAGTAACAGATCGGTACCGGACCATTGACTCATTCGCCCTTACTCCGGTAATAAACGCAGTTCGGCCACGCTTGCCCTGCATTGTATACTCATCTATTCGTTTAGGGAGGGGTAGATTACCAGACAATCCAAAATGCTCGGCCCGAATAGAGTTTGGCGGAAAGTCCCGGACCAGCAAGCCACACTCTTCCCTAAACGCCGACCACAACAAAACTAGCTCACGGGTACCCATGGACCAAACTTCTTGCAGCTGAGGGAGACAGTACCATTCCATGTCAACCCAATCGTAGTTACTTACTTCAGTAACAAACTCTTCTGCTGCAGGAGAAATGATCTCTTCGTCACGGAAAATCGTTTTGACAGGTCCAAGCCCACGCTCTTCATGAACCTCTTTCGCAAGATACAGCGCAGCCGTACTGTCTTTACCGCCACTAAACTGAACGCAAACTGTATCAAAGATATCATAAACGTGACGAATTCGCTGCCTAGCAGCCTCTACACAATTTATATCCAAATACATTTGCTTACGAGGCACGAGACTTACTCCAGATGCTGGTCAAAGAAATCAAACAAAAGTTCTGTCGTTGTAGCGCCTTCGTACACAGGACTCTCCTTCAACTTGTGAAGAATGCGGTACCAGCCCGCCTGTTGATCGGTGTTCTCGAAAACAAGAGTAAACTGAATAGCGACGTTCTTGCTACCAGCCGCACCGACTGTGGTGCTTCCTTGAGTCACAATCGTATCAGTGCTTACACCTTCAGGGTTGAACGTTTGAGTTGGGGTCTCATCTGTACTGTCACTCACGAAAGCAGGAACGTTGTTCTCTTCAGGAACCCTGTTTACCGTGATCTCTGGGGCAGTCCAACCGTCATTAGGCGCACTTGATACCTGCGAAGAAATTACATTGTTTTCAATCGTGGCAATCGAAAAATCGTCCCAACCAAGGGTGCTGTAAAAATCTTCGTCCAAGCTAACAGCATCCGATAGCAAGTCGATAAGAGCGCTTTCATCAGTCTCACCAAGCTCAGAAATCCTATTGTCTGCCAGCGAGAAAGCAAGAGCGTCTTCTGAATCTAAATCAACGATGGACACAGCAATTTCTTGCCAACCTAAACGCTTAGCAGCTTCTAACTGATGATTGCCAGCGATAACTAAAAGTTTATCGCCATCCTCTACGGCCACAATGGGCTTCACTTGTCCAAACTTGTTGTAAGACGCCATGATTGCATCAACATTACCACGACGTGCGTTAACCTCAAGAGGCTTCAGTAGCTCAATGTCTACAGCCAACGACTGAATATTTGAAGCGATGTTATGGATCATGACGGCGCATACCCCATAACTGCACATTGCCACCACCAGTACCCGACCGTAGGCCAGCGCATGTTTGTGCGTGAGTCATACCAATCATGTCGGTTGCCGGGTAGGTCCCGCTCAATGTAAGGAGAGTAAACCTGTACATTCTCGAAGTGTGTATTCATGACCAGCTCTAAGCGATCTTCATAGCAATTCCAATGGTGCGCTGCTCCATCCCACCACTCCGGCGGAGTCTTAGTAAGATATTGACCATCGTCGGACATGTGATAAATTTGCGAGTCAACATCCTGATGCTCCATCGTAGAAACAACCATGTCCCAAGGCTCTAGTTTCTCAGCCCACCGCTTAATACACTTATGAACATCAGGACCGACAGCAAGGACCGGGGCACCCGGCTTAGCGATGCGAACCATATCTGTCAAAAAGACACCCAGCTTCGGCCACGCAATATGCTCAAGCACATGGCCGAGATAGATCGCATCAAATGTGTCATCCTCAAACGGATACGGTTCATCCATCTTTACCAAAACATCAGGTGTTGTGGAATGATCTTCCCACACATCTGTGTTGACCCATCCGTCGATATAGTGGGTACCGCACCCCACATTGAGTAACTGCTTTTCCATAGCGTTCTCCTAAAACTTTACTTGCGATCTGACATTTGCTGCAATCGTGCGCAAGGCATCGCAGGCAGTGCGTAATGAATGAAGACGTTCACGCTTCGCTTTAACCAACGCTTCAGCGATCATAGAATCGTACTGAAGATCGCTTGTCTTGTAACCCGCCCAGCTTTCTTTCTGCTTCACGGCACCTTCCGCTGCTAGATATTCCTTATACCAAGCGCTCTTGTAAGACGCTTCTTTTTGGGCATGATCCTTGCACAGGATCTCAAATGCTTCAGTTTCTTGCTCAATTTCACCAATCAAGCGGACAAGTTCAGACTCAACTTCAACCTGACTGATTGGCGCAGTTCTCGTACTATTCATGTCGCTATTCTATCCATTTCCATTCATCTCGTCAATAATAGACTGTAGGCGTTCGGCTTCACTGCCCCAGTCAACCTTCACCCCCGAAACGCCACGTTCCAGCAGATCGTCTAAATGCTCTCTACCTAGCTCATCTTCAAGCCATCTCGCCCAAACCAGCGGGTTTTTAGACTGCTTCCAATGGCACGACGCACACAAGGCAACCGCATTCTTTTCATCAGTCCTAGTAGCCGAGATAGACCGACTGATTATATGAGCGCACTGTATCTGCTTGCCGTCATCTTTGTGAACCCCGCACCAGCGACAGCGAAACCCATCACGAGTCCTCACAAGTAGACTGTGTAACTTTGTGGCTTTAGCTTTAGCCGCTGTCCCGTAATTGGCAGCCATCTCACAAAGGAATGTTTTGATTGATTGGGAAGAACCATCCACCGTCCTGATACTGGTACCCTTGTGGCATATCGGGACGATGATTCACACCTGAATAGTGGAGAATTGCTGTCTCTCTCCACAAGTCTGGATTGTTTGGAATTGCGCCTCGATGCATCAAGCGTGCATGCCAAATTAATACATCACCCTTCTTGGCGATAAACTTTTCAGTCGAAAGGTTGCCACGATGTAAGATGTCTTCAAACATGGGAGTAAGGAAGCGCTCCGAGTACTTAGGCCAGTTAGGATCATCTCGCTCATGAGGCTCTAACCTAGACTTTGTTGCATCTTGCGTAATAACCGGAAGAACATGACTACCCGGAACATACTCAAATGGGCCAGCATCTTCATGCACATCATCCAATGCAACCCACACAGCCAAGTAATGATCCTTATTCGTGTCAGGATTCAAATACCCGTCTTGGTGCCAGTTCCGTTCTGTGGACTTCCAACCAGTCAAGTTCAAATGAATACCCATCTGATCGCCAATAAGATGCTCAAGGATATTACTTAATGGAGCATAGGTAGCGATATTCATTAGACTTTCTACCTGAAAGTAAGCACACTCGCCAGGGTAGCCCAAAGGACGATCATGGTTGACACGATTATGCTGAATCCAGTCTTGACGGTATGCTTCAATCATGTCGTCGGGAATCAACGAGTCAACAATTACAACACCGTTATGCCTCCATCCCTTCTGGATATCAGAAAGAAACGATTCGTTAACTTCCTCTCTATCTAAAAATGGAAGATCGCTATCAGCGAACCCTCCAGATAGGCTGTTGATTTCGTCTAGTAGATCGGGATGCTCAGTTAGAGCTGAACCAATAAGGTTCTGCAGGAGTTCCGTTTTTCCAGGCATTTCTTACCCTTTCTGCTTCGAGGAAATGCGACATTTTGTTTGACGTGCTTTTTAAATGAAGGCCAAGCATTTCAGAAATTAAAGGTTCTGTAGTTATTCTACTGTGACATGGCCTGCACACAGCCAGTAGATTCTCATACTCCAAGATGCTTCCGCCTTGTGACCTATTCACAAGTTCGTGAATGTCTTTACTTTTATTATGCTTAACGAAAAGAGAATCACTATTGCCGGTCTGATAATCGTAAGAAGCCCACACCAAACAAGCTTCACAATGCGGGCGTTCAGACAGAAGTTGCTTAACAATGCTTCGACGGCCCACATACTTTTCCGACATCTTATCGGAACGCTTCTTTAAAGGAGTTCTCTTCAACTGACTACTACCACGCTTCAACGGTGTTCTCTTTAGAGGCTTACCTCGCTTCATCTCGCACGCTTCACTAGGTTCTTGATCGTCTTGATAAGACGAGTCGCCCCAATTTTTACATCAAATTTCTTGACCCGCTTCCAATTCAAATCTGAAATTTCTTGTCGATAATCAACGTCTTGGTACTTCTTTAAAAGCTTTACGAAATCCTTCGGGTCACGAGCAATCTCACCGATGCCGTGCTCTTCCGCTAGCTCTTCATACTGGGGTGACCAAGAAGCAACAAATGGAACGCCGCCACAAGCATACTCCAGACCTTTGATATAAGACTTGGCATGGTTGAAAGGAATGTTTGTAAGCGGCACGATCCCTACATCAAAGAGGAACCCCTTCTCCAGCTCATAAGGAGCTAAGAAGGGATGGGTCGTCACACAGCCCGCACTAACTTTAATTTCCTTATGGAACAAAGGAATATTAGGAGCCTGCATGTGTCCAGTGTGATGCCACGTAGCAAACTTGCTAATAGCATCTGAATAAGGCTGAAGAATCTCCAAATCACCGCTTCTATGAGCAGTGGACCCCATCCACCCTACAACCATCTTACCGCTATGTATTTCATGAATGCGACGAGTGGTGTACTTTGAACGATTCACATAGTTACCATGCAGCATAGTATTTGGATTCCACTCCTTCATTTTTTGATGAAGAAATGGAGTAGACGTAATGATTCCGTCACACTGCTCCAAAATGTTCTTATACCACAAAACGTTTTCGCTCTTGTTCACCTCAGGATCTGACGCCGACTTGGCCTGATTCTTATCACTAAGACCCCAGTACCAGTCATCTACATCATTCAAAATGATCTGACCTGCAGCCTGCGCACGTTTCATGTCAGGAAGCACCTGCATGTGCATGTAACGTTGCATAACAATCACATCACAATCAAATGAGTCAACACCATCCCACGAATGAACACCGAACGTTCCGGTCAACTTGTTCTGTGCCAAAATGCCAATCACGACATTATAACCAGCTTCACGCAAAGGCTTAATGTACTGACCGATGCGAATAAAACCAGAACCGCCAATCACGGGATGACCCATAGCATCCGTAGCACTACGAGACCAGTCGTTCGTAGCAAACCCAATCTTCATTAGAAACCCCAAACCCCGTCTAAAGCTTTATACAAGCAATCATCGCCTTCTGAATTAACCATGTCGTTATCTATATGCCACTGCTTGTGGGCTACAATTGCATTTCGCAAAAACGTGGCAAGCGACAGTTCAGGGTCGGCTTCTTCTCCGAGGGTAAGCAACCTGTCTACTTCGACCAAACGCTTTTCCGCATAAAACCGAAACCGTGCTGCTTTGTAGCGCTGTTCTTCTAACCCCGCAGCAGGGTCGATCGTGAAGGTAGTATATGTTCCACGAAGGCGAGAAATCTCTTCGTCTAGACTTGCGATCTTTGCAGTGACCGTCTCAACGATAGTGATTAGTGCATCTCTCCATTTTACCTGATTCTCTGGGAGGCGAAGAAAATCTTTATCCTGCTGAGAAGCGTTGTTCTTGATGTCTTCAGACACCAACATTGCAAAGTTATCGGTCTGCGACATGACTCAGATGCCTCCAAACTCAGGACAGATATGCTGATAATCACACCAGTTGCAAAGAGGGCCAGTCCGGGTTTCAAACTCGCCCGACTCACACATGGACTTTACTTGATCCCATGTGTTACGAACCTCAACACGAACAGCGTTCTCAAGCTCTTCGTCTACATCATACCGTGCAAACTGGCCAGATTTGACATAAAGCAACTCTGCACGTTTAACGTCCATACCTGTCATCTCTTTGAGAAGAATGCTGTAGATCGTGATCTGCATCTTCTTCTCCCACTCGTACTGCTTGCGAGGCTTCTTACCTGTCTTGTAATCCGAGATTACTAGCTTGCCGTCCTCAATCGTGTAACGGTCAATGATGCCAAAGATGGGTACACCGTCAATATCGCCGTCCATCTTGGCTTCAATGCCTTCAGCGTCAAACTTCGTGGGATCTTCCATACCGAAGTAGTTTTCGATGCACCACCACGCCTTCCACTTGAAGTTGTTGGGATCATCGTCACGGTCATCTAATCCAAAATACTCATCAGCCCACTTCGACTCCCACAAGCTCTTCGCAAGGCTGCTCGCAGCTTTTTCCGTCCGCTCTTCCGCAGGAAGCTTAAATAACTCCTCTAGCACCTCATGCACAAAAGAGCCAAGGACTTGAGGTTCTGTGGAAACACTTGGGAGTTTGTCTAGCTTGGCATACTTGTACTTCAGAGGACACTGCTGAAAGGTACTAATCGAACTTGGCGACATATACTTCGGGAACTCATAAGGTACCGGATCAATCGGTAGAGGACTCTGCATCATTGTGCTTCAGCGTTACGTAGCGACTTTACAAAAACCAAAATCTTCTGAAGAAGATCGTTGGTGACGTTTTCGTTCACAAACTCTTTGCCTTCCGAAATGGTCGCCCAATATTCCTTGCACTTTGCAGCATGTTCCTGATCTAGTGAGTTAAGAAGTTCTCGTAGCTTTGTAAAATGCTCTTCCGCCACAGGCTGATCAGACATCTCTTCAACGTATTCGAGATTCATTGCCTCTTCAGAACGTGCGAGATAAATGCCGACGCCGAGATGCTGCGCCGCTTTCTTGAGGGCGTCGGAAACGGCACCTTTCATTTCGTCGCCCAGATCAACAATGTCTCCAGCCCGTGTGCGCTTAATCTTCTGCCCACCGATGCCGTCCTTGACGACGGTAAGGGCAGGAGCGCTGTCTGTGGGAACAAACGTGGTCGTCAGACGGACATGAGCCACAATATAGTCAGGGTCTAGTGAGTCTCTCGCACAAGAGACAACCTCATACGACCACATGTCTACACCCAGTACCTTGTTTAGGCGCGTGATGACTTCACTAACCGGGATGTATGTTAGAGAAGCGCCGCCCTTCTTTAGCTGGCGCTCAACTTCTCGCGGAAAAGGCTCCGACAATGCTTGCAAAATACTCACTTATCTCTCCTAATAACTAGACTCTTCTTCGGTTCTCCAACTTCGCAGTAGTCGTCTGCGTCAATGTGGAGATCTTTCAAGTTACCGACCTTCCAATAAGAAACACCCATGTACTCCATAGCGTGCTGAATCATTTCCTGCGACGACATGGTAATTTCGCCGGTCTCCATATCCACACTCTTATCAACGATCCGGCGACTAACTTCGTTCATCAGCGCCTTATGATCCCACGTTTTGCGAGCAGAACCAGACTTAATCTCTACCGTGCCCCCATCAACGGTCACGGGAGTTGGTAGACTGCCAATCTTTTCAGTCAGCATAGACTGAAGCTCATTAAACAACTCAGTAGCGTACGACTTAACTAGGTGAGCGTCGCTAGCAAGCTGCATCATCTCTTCAACAGATGCGTAATCCAAGTTTGAGATGCCACCCATCTCTCGGATGTCGCTCTCAAAACTTCGCAATGCCGTGAAAGCTTCTTGCAGTGAGTGCGTCGGATTCTCTAATACAGACATTATGTTTCCTTAGTAAATAGTAACAAGCCTA